TGCTGAACAAACCCAGGCAGGCTTTCCCATGCAGTCTGAAAGTTAGCGCTGAACCCTTGCCACTTTTCATTCCACCACTCGCCAACGCCTACAAACCAGTTTTTTAAGCTCTCGCTTGCCTTGTCGAGAGATTCTGTAATTTTGTCCCAGTTTTGATAAATCGCAATACCGACATCGGTCAGACCGCCAACAATCAAACCAATCAACGCACCGATGCCTGTACCAATCGGGCCTCCAAGAGAGCCGATAATTGCACCAATACCTGCGCCAGTCATTGTCGAGCCAAGCGGAATCAAAATTCCATTTAACGTGTTTAAGCCATTCTTGACAGCATCATAAACGCCCGTTACAAACATAGGTATGCCGGTTACTACTCCGCCAACTGCTGCTCCAATAATCGCGCCAGCAGTAGAGCCGCCAGCTGCTTTAATGGCCGCTCCAACAGCAGTATTGCCAAAGCCGGTCACGATAAACTGAGCAATTCCTTTGCCAAGAATGGCTGCGCCTGTAGTCCCAATCAAAGCGCCAAGAACAATTTCAGCAAAATTTTTTCCATTTACGCCATTTTCAATCGCGTCTTTAATGCCTGTAATCTCAAGGACGATGCCCACTGTAAAAACACCAAGACCCAAAACAATGGATTTCAGCGCGTTCATTTTGGAGATAGCGTCCACAATATCCGTAATAAGATTTGTAAGCTTCCAAGCGGCAAAAGCGGTTGCTACAGTCGCTATAAGAGGAAGCATAGCCTTGATTTTCTGCTTGATAGCATCAATCTGCTTTGCAAACTCTTCGTTGTACTGCTTGAACATATCGTAACCGGACAGGTCTACATCGCCCAAGATGTTGCCAGCGGATGCACCGCTGCCAGAGCCGGAGCTTCCCTGTGTTGGGTCAATGATGTTCAGTTCATCAAAGCCCATCGTGTAGTCCTTGAGGGCTTTTGCGGCTTTCTTTGTCGAATCGGTTGTGTCATCCATTGCGTCACCAATGCCACCAACACTGTCAGCGCTCTTGGTGAAATCAGTGAACACGACCTTCACACCCATCAGCTTTGCAACCCACTGAACGAACTCCCGAATGAGCTGAACGGCGGCAATCAGCGGGGGAAGAATAGATTTCATGGCAGGGTAGAGCAAAGAGCCAACAGACTTCGCCAGCATATCCAACTGTGCTTTCAGAATCTTAATCTGGTTCGCAGGGCTCTGGATGGTCTGTGCAAGGTTGCCCTGCACGTTGGCAGTCTGCTTCATAATGGCAATGTAACGCAAAACTGCCTTATCTGCCTGAGACAGGCTAGAAACCTGTTTGTTAAAGCCCAAAGCAAGAAGTTCCTGTTGCAACCGTGCCTGAGACAGATCAACGCCCAAACGGCGAATAGGCTCAATCTCGCCAGAGATTGCGGAGGACATTGCAGTAAAGGTTTCAGCAACGTTTTTGTTCCAATAGGAACCTTCGTCATAGGCAAGCTGGGTCAGATTCTTGGACAGAATATATGCTTTGTCGCTGGTCAGACCAAACGAAGTGCCCAAGCTCTGGATGGTAGCCATGTAGGTCATCGCTTTGGTCGGATCAACGCCAAGCAAACCCTGCATCTTGCTAATGAGCGTATCGGCTTCACCGCTCAGATTGCCCATAGCATTATGGAACAAGTCTGTTGCTTCATAGAAGTCGTTAAACTTCGCAACAGCGTTGCCAAGATACTCGGCGATAGCTTTCAACGAAACCAGCTTTGCCATGTTCCGCATAAAGCCGTTCATCTGATTGGACAGACTGAGATAGCTCTTGCGCTGCTTTTCGTTGGCAGCAGTCACACGGTTAGCCTGTGTAACCACCTTGCTCAACTGCGGAGGGAGCTTCGCAAAAGCGTTGCCCACCTTGTCAAGCTGAGATGCAAGGGGAGCAAGAGCAGCAGAAATCTTCTGACAAGAGCTTGCAAAAGAATCAAGGTCAGTCGCTTTCAGCTTGTCGGTCAGGTCAGGAACCTTTCCGATCGCATTGAAAGCACTGCCAAGAGCTTTAAGGTTCGATGCATCCAGAATGGACAGCGGAGCCAAAGCGCTAGTGAGCTGAGTAATGCTCCCGGACATGGAGTAAAAGTCCACGCCGTTCAAACCAGACACAGCCGCTGGAATCTTCTTGATTGCATTCACGACCGTGTTGATGCTCTTTGCGCTTGCGGTCGGGTTAACGTTGGAAAGTCCATTTAGAAAGCTGGTGATTTTGTCCAGCCCTGACATTCCAGCGGATGCCTGTTTCAGCGTTGCAATGGAACCGGACAGCTTGTCAAGGCTGTTTACAACCTTTGTGACGTTGCCTTTCGTCCGCAAATTAGAAATGGCGGTAGCGAGCTTGTCGATATTAAGCTCTGCGCCCTGCGATTCCGCAGAAATCTCTACGGATAAGCTCGTAATATCAACATCAGCCATCACTACCACCATCACTTTCCATCATAGAGAACATCGTTCTCTTGATTCGCTCCTGCGCCTCAACTGCGCGTTGGTATTCATACTCGTCTTTCTCCTTTTGGGTAAGGGGAAGCGGTCTATCCATGTACTTGATAGGCTTAGACCCTTTCTTTCGGAACATATTGCCAACCGTAGAGGAAAGCGCAGATGCCATGTAAAGGCCGTTTCTCCACGCTTCTGTGTTGGCTCTGCGTTCCCGCAGCTCCTCTGCGTCACGGTAGACCTTCGCTAGCCAGACATCGCCGTACCAAAACTGGTCATAGGTCATGCCGATGGAGATGTAATAGGCTTCTACATCATGGAACAGCTTGGAGAAGGAGAATGGCTCTCCCTCTTCGTCTGCTTCCTGAGATTGTGCAGTTACACAATCTCCCACGTTGCGTTTTTTGCGGTCTTGTCCTCAGTGTCAGTTGCCAGCAGGGACTTGGAAGCATCCACGAACATCTCAAGCAGAACGCCCATAAGTTCTTCCTTATCCTCAATGTGCTGGAACATCTCATCAACGACCTTGCGCTTGATGCCCTTGTTCCGTGCAATGAAAGCACCGTAGAACAGGGCACGGGAGTTGGACAGCAGATTGGTCATCTGAGTGTACTGGCCAATCTGAAAACCTGCACGTTCGGTGGCTTCCACGCTGTCACGGGTGAAGGTCAGCTCGTAAGTGTTCTTACCATCGGGGGAATGAAAGTTGATAACCTTAGTAGCCATAATAAATGCTCTCCTTTATAAATAGGGGCAGAACCAAATCCGTTGTTCAGTTCTGCCCGGTTTGATTGATTCGATTTTTTCGGTTTAGCCGCCAGTAACAGTCAGGGTCTCGCTAAACTCAGGCTTCTTGGTGAAGATGCAGTTGATGGTCATTTCCACAACCTCGTCCACGCCAAAGCCAGACAGACCAACCTGATGCATACCCTGCCAAGTGAAGCCGGAGCCGTCCTGCATCTTCAGGGCGTAGTACTTCACGGCGTTGCTCTCGGAAGTCTCATCATAGCCAGCGGCCTTGACCTTCGTATAGTCAGCCTTGTTGTAGTTAGCGGTGAAAGACTTGGTGTCGCTCTGGATGATGCCAAAGATGTTGACCTGCATGGGGTCAGACAGGGTGGTGGCATCCAGAAGGTTCGGCTCAGAGATCAGGTCGGGCACATCCTTGATGTCGCACAGTTTCGTCAGAGCGGTTGCGCTGTCGCCACAATACAGGGTGGTATTCAGACCGGAGATAGCAGTACTCATAGAATGTTTACCTCCTTAGTTTCGGTAAATCATTCCGTCCTCTCCGATTGTTGCCCCATAGCTGCAATCAATCCGATAGACGGAATTGTTGTACAGCCCATTCAACGGGGCAAACGATTTGCGATAAAATTTAAGCGGTTCAAGAACAGAATCCACGATGCCAACAATGGAGCGTGCTTCTGCAATGCGCCCGGTGTTCTTATTGGAGTAGACCCGCACACGAAGGGAAACGGCAGCGTACTTGCTGTGTCCAGCAGAATCAATGTGCACAGGAAGGTTGCTGTTTTCCTCTATCTGCACACACGGAAACTTCTTAACGTTGCTGTCGTTGATTTCACCAGTAACGAAGATGCCGGGCGCTTGCTTTCGCAGCTCCTTAGCAACAGCCGTGAAGATAGAATTGAAATAATCGATCAACTATTCCAAACCTCCCTCCACGTTGCTTCGACTTGAGAAGCCATTTCCTCAACAGCTCCCCACATAGCCATAGCTGGCTCGTTGCCGCTGGTGTAATTCAACTGGCCTTTACCATCTACCTGTTTGACAGGCGTACCGGCATTGCCGGATTCGCCGTAGTAATACCACCTGCGGTTTGCGCCTTGCCCTTTGCCGTAGGAACCATGTGCACCAACGCCGGGCGGTAGCTCACCGCCATATCCGTTGTGATGTGCGCCAGTGCCAAACTCGATAAAGGCAACTGCCTTACCCTCTGCAATGATGGTGCAGGTGTTTCCGTTCTGCTCAACATGGCAAGAAACATCGTTGCTACCAGCATACTGTGCGTTCGCAAAACGAACTTTTGCCACGTCAAGCCCTTTGTCAGCCAACGCCTTTGCAAACTCCTGCGCCTTTTTGTTCAGGGTGGCTTTGTACTCCTGTATCTGACGTTCCGCATCACGAAGTCCGGCATCGCTCAACCTCACTTTAATTTTCACTTGCAGCCACCTCTTTCAGCGCATACAGTGTGTCCGTGATATGCTCTGCGACCTTGACCACAATGTAATTGAAGGGCTTTGAAACGTCCGTCTGGAACCAGACGCGCGTACCTTCATAAAGCGGCGTGTTGTGCTTTTTGCTGGACGAACTGACAACGTAGCTGTAATCCGTGAACGCTCCAAAAGGGTTTGCTTCCGCAGAACCAGTAGGCGGGCTGACGTTCAGCATCAGCTTTGCGGGTTTGCTCCACGATTCGTATGCGAATTCGCCGGTTTCGTTGCCCCACTCGTCCACGATAGGTGTTTTTTTGCCAACCGGATTTGAATACCACAGCGGGCGCTTATCTAGCGGGCTTCCATTAAACATCAGCCGATAACACCTACTCTCGGAACTACTTCATTCAGCAGGGACTGCGCCACATCGGAACTTTCCCACACACGAGTAATGCCATTGTTGGTGTAGCTCGTCTGTCCGTTTGCACCGATGTGGTTGTACAGTTCCGCTGCAATGCGTATCTGTAACGACTGATACTGCAAGGGCAGCTCGTCCGGTCTGTTACCAAATGGGTAGCCCTGCGCAAATATCTTGTCTTTGGCAAAATCAAGCAGCAGGTCGAAGAGTGGGTAGTCCTCGTCCGTGATTTCACGGTCAAGTGCAGGGGCAATGTACTGCCCCAGCTTGACTGCCGCTTCGGAATACTGGTCTCCCATGCTGCTTTTCTCCTTTCGCCTTAGTAAGCCTTGATGCAGTACACAGCGTCCATGCGCTCAAAAGACGGCAGGACGATTTCGGAAGCGTAGACGTTGGCGTTGACCGGGTGAATGGTCAACTCGGTGGTAATGGCAACGCCGGTGTTTACGATGGACACGGATGCGCCAGACTGACCAGACAGCAGGTCGGCTTCTTCAGGAGTAGTACCGTACCAAGTGCTGCCCAGAGCGCCGGACGGGGCAACCACCACCATGCCATCGGGCAGATACTTTTCGCTTGCGCTGTACTGGTCTGCTTTGAACATCTTGTCGTACAGATGAATCTTCAGACCAGTTGCAGATTCGACAATCTGCCGCGCTTCAGCGTCCAGCAGAACGGCGTTTGCCTTTGCGGTGACAGTCATGAACCGGTTTTTCACCTCGTCCGCAGCAATCATGTTGCGGAAGGTTGCGGTGTTCATGTACACCTCAGTCACAACCTCGCCAACGCTTGCAAGAACAGCGTCCTTTGCGGCGTTCAGGTCAGCAATGGGAGTGGCGGTTGCAGCAGACCACTTAGACTTGGCGACACCACTGATATCCTTAAAGTTGGTGGATTTCCAACCGCCGTCCGGGTCGTAGTTGTAGGTGTAGTTCACGCCGTTTGCCTTGATGGTGATGCCAGGAACACCATTGGCGGGAGCCAGCAGCTGCCAGATCATACGCTCGGGTACGATACGTGCACCAGTGATAAGCTGTGCGGTGTCATCGTACAGACGGTTCATCACGTCACGGGCATAGGGGTCGTTGCTGTCCAGAACACGCAGGATTTCCTGACGGTCTTTCTCGCCCAGATGGTAGCCCTCACGGAAGAACGGCATCTCGGTCTCATCGAACTTGAAGCCCTCACGGGTACGGAACGTAGCCTTTGCGTCAAATGCGCTGGGCATCAGAGAAACGCCAACGCCCTTGTGACCACGCAGCCACTTCAGGTCGAGACCAGCCTTCTTCTTGGCGGGGAACAGTGCATCAGATGCAAAGGGCATCGCATTGGTAGGGTCATTCGTCCAATAGGCGGCAATCGCAGCCGGGGCAAAGACTTCCTTAAGATTCAGTGCCATGTTGTTTTACCTCCTATTAAGCGTTCACGCTGATGTTGTCACGGCAGAAGATGCCAGGAATGGCGGTCTTAAGCGCAGTAATCGCATCAGAATCATAGGTGAAGCCAGAGCTTGCAGCGGCTTTCTTGGTGTCGATAACGCCACGAATCAGCAGGGAAGCATTAGGGTTCTCTGCCGGGTCAACGTCATACAGAAGAATGCCGTCTGCGGTGGCAGAGGTTGCTTTCTTGCCAGCTTTGGTCATGGGATAGCCAGCCTTGACTGCAGCAGTTTCGGTCACGGTAAAGGGAATAGCGGTGTAGTCATTGGAAGCAAGGATGGTATCGTTGATTCCGTTGACCGTGTTTCGGGTAAACTTCATGTTTTCCTCCTTGTTAATGGAAAGCACTCATTGCGTCACTCGATGCCTTAGAAGTATTTGCGTTCTGCTGCGCAAGGCTCTTAGCAAACGCCACGCCCTCGCTGTCAGAGCCACCCTTGCCATCCGCACCCGGAGGTGTGGGCATATCCTTCAGCAGGGAAGCCTTGTAAGCGGTGTCGTGGGCGGTCATAAATTCCGACTGGAACTTAAACACCTTGTCCATGTCACCGTCAGCCAGTGCAGACGCAGCCTTATTGGCAAGTTCAGCGTCATAGCCCTGTGCAACGAACTTCTCACGGTAAGATGCAAGGGTCTTTTCCTTGACGAGGTTCTCCTTGTCGACAGTCAGGGCTTCAATCTGCTTCTGCATTTCTGCCAGCCTGTCAGCCTGTTCTTGTGCGGCATTCTCGTCATCGGTACGCTTTGCCTTGAGCTGCTTCTTGTACTCAGCAGCTTCGCCATTGGCTTTCGTCACGGCGTTGCGCAGCTTCTCGATCTCTGCGTTAGGGTCTGCAACCTTTTCAAGCGCTGAAATGATTTCATCGGCGGTCATGCCCTCTTTGTAGGCATCACCAAGCAACACATTGAGTTTCATATCGTTAATTTCCTCCTGCGTTTTTTTACCGTTGCTTCCCTGCAACGCTGCGAAATTTGTATCCCGGCTTCCCTGCCGGAATATATCAGCCCGCTTGTGCGGATTGATTACTTGCTATAAGGTTCAAACTGATTGAGAGCGTCCATTGCAATATTCAACGCATGGTGTTTCTGCTCACGTTTCGGGTCGTCGTATTTGTCGGTAGGCTTTTTGCAGCAGTTTTCACGCATTTCGGAAATAAGGCGTTTAGCAAGCTCGATATCTTCTGCGGTGTAATAACAATTACTAACCATTGTTTTCCCCTCCATTTATGCTGTCAGCTTGTCCTTTTGATGTTTTGTTGACATCAACAACTTGTTCAGGCTGTTGTTCCTGCGGCTGCGGTGCTTTCCCGTCCTCGCTCAGCTTGCCAGCGGCAATCAAAAACGGCTTGCTCATCTCATAAGCAGCCTGCGGGTCAGGGAACAGACCGGGCGTGGTGAACGCCAACTGCGGGTCAATCGGCTGCTGAATCATCTGTGCGAAAATCTGAACTTTGCTCTGCTGGTTATCGTACTGGCGGCGCGGCAGTTTGATGTTGATGTCACTTGCCATCAGCTTAGAACTAGCTGTATCACGCAGGATTTTCAGCATCACAGACAGGCTTTGGCGTTCAGCGTACTTGAACATATTCTCGTACTGCTGCGCCCTTGCTTCGGTGTGATTCCAGCCATTACGGACGATGACCGCGCCCACGTTGTCGGACGTTGCGTTCTCGCTGCCAGTGGCACTTGGCATGGCAGTCAGGCTGCGGTACACGTTCAACATGGAATCAAGCAGGGTCTGGCTCTGCTGCTGGTCAAGCTCATTTGCAATCTGCGAAACGGAGGCGGGCAAGCTGGTTGTAGATTTTAAGCACATCGCCCCAAGTTCTTTGACCTGTTTCAGCGCGTTATCATCCACAAGACAGTTGGTAAACACCATGATGGACTGGATGAACTGTGCCACACCGTCCAAACGGTTGCTTTCAAGGTCATTGATGGCATCCAGCACAGGGATAGCCGGTTCAAACAGACCCATACGCTCCGGGTTCAGCTTGTATTCGACCATCGGCAGCATTCCAAGAGAATGGTTCTCCGACTTTGTAACTTTGCCGTTGTCGATTTCAAAGTACTGGTTTGGCGTATACACGCAAATCAAGTCGTTCAGGTCATTCTGATAATTGCGCGGGATGTGTAGCACGTTGGCGATGGGCTTGTGACCAATGCCGGAGTTGTAAATCACATACGCCATATCCGGGTCAGGAACATCCACCAGCAGGGGCGTTTCGTCCGGGTAGTTGCCGTTGTACCCCTTGTCAGGGAGAACAATGCGATATCCCTGTCCGCACTCCAACATCCACTGCCAGAGTCGCCGATCAAGCGCATCCTTGCCCTCATACTGCAAGGCATTGGACAGGCGGGCAATTTCCTCACCGTCACCAGTTGCCGTTTCAGACCGCACATAAGAGCAGGGAGTGCCGCTCATGTAGCCTGTGTAGAAGCCCACGCACTCGTTGGCATGGTTCTCTACAATGCGATTGGTGATTTCAGCGTGATACTCCTTCGTGCGGTGGAGGACAGGCTGGCTACCCAAGTAGTAGTTGTGCAGAAAGCGAATTTCGTTCTTGTTCAGCAGATGAATAGGCTCCGCCTTGCCCATGACCACTTTTAGCACGTTCGCTTGGTTGATTTCCGTCTCCGGCGTTTCAATCGGTCTACGTCCAGTCAGCGGTTCATTCAAAAAGCCGTCAACGACCATCTGATACTCAGCCATGCGTTCCTCCTTTCCGGCAAAATAAAAAGCGCAGCAAGACAAACCTGTTAAGGTCTATCTCACTGCGCTTACAACTGCGCTTCAAAAGCTATTCAGTTCTTAAACTTTGGTACGGAGACCCATGTATCTTTTGGAAGGTTGGAATCTCCAATTGTAATCCAATGGCAAAGAGGGCACAGAAGAGAGAACTTGCCTTCCACTTCGCCAAGATAACGTCCGCAATCACACGGATTGCCGTTTGCGTCTTTTCGAGGACGCTTGCATCTGACTTTTGCTACCATCTGTGCTCCTTTCGTCGGATTTCTGGAAACAGGCTGTTGAGCACAGACCTGTTGGAAGCTACTGGGAAACTGTTCGCACTTCCAGCCGTGCTATTCTTCGCCCGAAGAAAACCATTGCAGCCTTTACATTCAGTTGTCGGACAGACGTAAAACGGGTGAGCTGCAATTTTGGTGCTACATAATGGATTTGAACCAATGTATGCTCGGATATGAGCCGAGTGCTCTAACCATACTAAGCTAATGTAGCATAAAAACCCGGCTTGATTGGTTAACCGCTGCTCTTTGCAATGCCATGCCTAAACATTACATTGAGAGCCGGGAATAGCGGTGGAGGTTTTGGAGAATAAGTCCATGCAAAGCTAGGTGGTTGGTTGTGCTGCGTAACGGAATCGAACCGTTGCTTGCCAGCCGTGGGGGAGACAGGCTGGCATTCCCCTAACAATTGGAAACGCAACATATAAAGTCCGGTGAAGGCGAAAGAGTGAGAAAACCTCCACCGGTGAAAGGAGGAATATGCTTGTTGACACGCACGCGAGTAAAATGACAAAACCCCGCGTGCAAGCTATTCCTTTAAGGGAAGTTGCAAAACTTCCTGCGTACATTATAAGCCTTGTCAAGTGGTGAAATCAAATAAATAGACCCAGCGAACACAATATATTGTGTTTTTAATCAAAAAGGCTTCTTGACAGGCTCAATTTTACTGATTCCGTTATACAATTCATCGGCAAGCTGCGCCAGACCATCCGGTGCATCATCGTGCGGAACTTTGCCGAGTTGCGTGAACATCGTGACCTGTTCCATAAATGCCTTGTACTCTTTCGACTGGTGCTTTTCGTCAAGGAAATAGAACCGTTTGATGTCCGGCGCGTACTGAATGATTCTGGACAGCTTGCTTTGACCACTTGGCGCACGCTGGCTGCGGACAGAGCAGTGATAGCCCTGCTGCCTAAGCTGGCTGTCTACCACATCGCAATATTCGTCACCGCCGTTGTTGGCTTCGCCACGCACTACGTTGATTTTGTGCTGGATGATTTTGCCCACGACTTCCGGTCTGGTCACGGTCTTATCGCCATTGTTGAACACAAGGTCTGGGATGAACACGGCATCGCCGTACACATAGGCAATAGGGCAGGCCGTGAAGTCGCCGCCGCCCCATGCAATGTCCATGACCATGAGCTTGCGATCAGGCTCACCATCAGGCAGAACGCCATTAAAATACCGCAGTTCATCGGCAGGAAACAGCAGACCTTCACGCACATAGGGCTTGCCCATGTACTTTGCCCACCATGTTGCATCGTCAATGCTGGCTTTCATATCGGCATAGTAGGCATCGTCAAATCCAACGCCATAGTCATAATTGAAGTTGCTGTGTCCGTTTTCGTCCACCGCAGGAATCACGCGGAATCTGTACTTCGGATTGTCTGCATACTGATTCTGGATACGTCCCAGAGGGTCAAGCACGTTCCAACGTGTGCCGACCATCAGTTCTAATGCGCCTTGCTTTTTGCGGTCTTTCAACTGGTTCAGATAGGCATCGTACTTGTTGTTCAGACGCTCAACGTTCAGGCTTTCCTCCAAGTCCTCGATCAGGTCATCGCTGTACAGAACGCCGCCCTCGCCAATTTCAACAGCACCAGTCAGCGTACCGCCAATAGAGCGGCAAGTCAGGGTGGGGAAGCGCTTCTTTCGGTTCAGGTCAACACTTTCGTCCTTTGCGCTCTTATCCACAAGCTGAACGTCAGGAAAGATTTTGCCCCAGTTGTAGGTTACGGGGTCAGTGATGATGGACAGCACTTCACCATAAAAGCCGTTGGTCAGCTTGTCGGAATGTCCGCTCATAACAGATGCAACATCAGGGCGGTTACCCATCAGCCATGTGATAAAGAAGATACACAGGGTGCTGTTGTGAGTAGGAATCAGACGCTTCCCGGCACAGTACACGCCACCCTCAACCTGAATGCAGTTGCCTTGCTTCGGCTCGATTCGTTCAAACCCGCAAAACGCCACACGGCGAGGTTTTGAAAACTCCTTTAGCTGCTTGCGAGGAACAACGCAGGGAATAGGGCAGGTAGGATTAAAAGAAATGGAATAGACTGTCAGATTGCCTTTAATGCCACTAGATGATACACGAGGTGGATATTCAACCACGCTACATCTCCATCCAAAGGTAGAAACCAGCGTGACAAAATCATCTCTCATTTGCGGCTCTGTGGTAGAAAAAGCGTACCGATGCTCTTTTGCCCGTAACGTACCGTCTGTATCAAGCAGACCAGCAAGCAATTCCATGCGCTGTGCAATGCTGGCTGTAAAGTATTCTTCTGGGATATGCTTCACGCAGCGGCGGTGACTATGGCACATATCGCCTTTTTGAAGTGCTTGCCGCAAACCAGAAAATCCGTAGTACTCAACACCAGTGTCCTTGTGAACCGTATGCCAACTAACTGGGTATCCATCGTTAATGACGCGCTCGACAATCACTCGATCACAAGGAGGTTCGCAAATATCCGGGTGCTGGTTGCGACCATCACCAAGCCATGCGCCCAATGTGTACGGCTCAACAGGCAGTTTCTTATATTCTCCATCGACAAAATTTTTGAACGGAACCTGATAGCAGAATCTTATACCGTCCTTCGTGTCGGCAACATAATCCTCCATCATCCGCTTGGTTTCGACCACGTCAAATCCATTCTTATGGCGGTTAAAAACAGGCCATTCGTGGTTTTCATGGCAGTCAATGTATGTGCCGTCAGAGAAATGGCAGCGGATATTCGCATAATTCTTCGGAGATACTGCCAGCACCTTCACAAACTGGCCTTTCGGGCTGATAACTTCATCGCCGACCTGCAAATCGCCGTGATTCTTCCAGCCGTTTCGTGTAAGAATTGGCGTATCATCACTCAAAAGCTTACCGACGCGAGCAGGAAGACTAACTCCCAAGAAATCAATCCGCTTATAAAACAAGTCCTCAAGGTCATCCGCCAGCACTTTCAGAACCCTGCGTCTCGGTTGGTAGAACTTCTTTTCTGGCGCACGGTTCCATTCAAGGTAGATACAATAGCTGTCGAACACATCCTTTGCTTCAAACAGGTACGTCCGGCCGATAATGTCATAAACCTTCGCCACGTCCTCGCCTGTTTTCATCTTGCCCATCATGGCTGCACAGACGGAGCGCAGCTCACCAGAGTATTTGTAGGCATCGAACCGCTTGTCTTGCGGTAAGGCATCTCTTAGGTTCACAACCGCCTGAAACCAGTCCTCATAGACCTGCGCTTCTGTCGGATTCTGTTTTGCATACGCTTTGATGCTGTCGATGATGGCGATACACTGCTTTGGCTGCATAAAAAAATAGGCACCCCCTACCTGAAAATGTAAAGAGTGCCTACAACTGCACAAAAATCAAATATTCGGTTTTATAATGCTGTTTCCGGAAAATTATTTGCTAAAATTCGTTTTAACGGATAGAATGTGCGGTTTATTTGACTTCTTCTGCAAGCTGGTTGAGCCTGCGTTTCAGCTCGTCCGCATCGTAGTACAAAGCGTCTGCGATGGCATTGAGAATATCGGGCTTGTCGGTGTAATCGCACAACGTTTCAATCAGTTTCAAACTCTGTTCTGACAATTTTACGGGTTTCATGCTTTATTCCTTTCTTTGACTATATAAAATGGGCTTCGGTTCTTCATCCCCAAGCATCAACTTGTAACGAAGATACTTTTCGATAATACTGTGTCTTTCTGCCAGTGTACCGTAAATAAAGACGAGGGCATCTTTAGCAGCATCGTATTCATTCGGGAAAATGACAATTTCCTCGTTTGCAAAGGTCACGGTGCAGTTTTCCGAATGGCAGGCTTCCAAGAACCGCTTAATTTCAAGGAATCCACCAAAATCAAGCATAGACCGTAGCGTGATGCTACCATTCTTAACAATCAGTTCTTCTCCCTGCATATTATCCAGCCTTTCTCTGTTCAGCAATCCGATACCATGTCTGGCGGGTCAGATAAACCCGTGTTCCTTTGCGTAAGCCGTGATATGTGGGAAAATATCTAGCGATGCGTTGCTATCAACTAACTTCTTTACGGTTTCTTCCATACCGATCTCAAGAATGTATTCTGTAACAGTAGCTGTCACGTTGTCCATGAAATTATTGGTTGCCTCCGATTTACAATAACTATTCGCCATATTCATTCTCCTTTGGTGTTGTGTTCCCTCAAAAGAAATGATATAATACTTATGTACTATCATCCTGTTGAGGGATTGGTGGTTCTTGTTTGTAGCAGCGGCCTGTGGTGGGCCGCTGCTTTTTTTATTTTTCTTCTTTGTTGGCATACTTGCGTGTGGTGGCCGCATCAGTGATGCCATATTTTTCACGATACTTTTTGACAGTGCGCCAGAACGTAGCAGATTTCAGCCCAAGTTCGTTCATCATAATCTTCGGCGTGGTCTTTCCATTCTGCCAGTCGTTATAAAGTTGTCGAAACTTCTCTTCGTCCACTTCGACAGGCTTTCTGCCTTTATACTTGCCTTCTGCTTTTGCGATTTCGATTCCCTCCTTCTGCCGTGCCAGCATTGTTTCACGTTCCAGTTGTGCCAGCGCCGCAAAAACGGTCAGCATAAATTTTCCGTTAGGCGTAGAAGTGTCGATGTTCTCTTTCTGGCTGACGAACTTGACATTCTTTTTTTCAAGTTCTTCAACGATTTCCAGAAGGTCTTTTGTGGAACGGGCCAGACGGCTGAAACTCTCAATCACAAGAGTATCGCCCTCACGAACAAACGCCAGCATCTCTTTCAACTGCGGGCGATCAGTGTTCTTTCCGCTCATTTTATCAATGAACACCTTTTCAACGCCAAGCTGCTCCATAATGACTTCCTGACGAGCCGTGTTTTGTCCGGTTGTCGAAACTCTTACATACCCAACTTTCATTTTTGCGTCCTCTCTTTCTATCAAAGATTATATCATATTTTGATAGTACTGTCAATATAGTTTTGATAGTACGGAGAGCAAAAATATAGCCAGCGGTTAGAAAACATCTAGCCGCTGGCTTTTTGTGTTATGGGTCAATCTTGAATGGCAACCACTTCATAAGAGCTATAACCAGTAAATCCACTCAATGGATGAAGCTCAAATGATGCTGTTTGGCCCGAAGCAAGGCCGTCCATGATGTAAGTACACTCACCGCCAACAGGAACTTCATTGCCTTCGGTATCTTTCATTTTGTAAAGGACAACGACCTTGACTGCATTGCTTGTAAACTGGCTGTTGTTCGTAACCTGTCCAGTGAATCGCAAATCATAGCCGGAACCACGTTTGGAAACGTTCGTAACAGCAAGTTCTCCAGCACGAACAATCTGATTGGCAGGGCTTGCTTCGTGAACATTCCAGTTCTCTGCGCTTGTCGTATACTCAATTCTTGTCGGCTTAACGCCATCAGAGTCAAAAGCGATATAATCGCCATACCAATAAGAATCGCCCTCGCCAACCCAGTCCAGCGTTTCAGAACCGGTCTTTAAGACGGAGCCATCTTCGCCGTATACCGTAACATTCAGCGAAACAAAATCGACCGCCCAATCGGTGTTTGGATTTTCAACCAATACAGCGTAGAACACATAGTATCTCGTTTTACCGTACTCATACTTGGTTTCAAGGTGACTATGGGATTCCTTAATGTTTATCGGCTGCACCTGCGTTGCGTTGGTCTCTTCCAGCTCATCGGGAGCAGACCATTCATCGGGCTTTGCAGTTGCCAATGCGCTAACAGGCATAGCAAGCATCATAGCCGCTGCCAGAGCTGCCGCAATGATTCTCTTTCTCATTTTTGATTCTTCCTTTCTTTGGTCAGAATTTTATATAGCGTTTGAAATACCATGTGCCATAAGATACACGCCAAAAGCCAAAAGAGCGGCACCGATAATGATGCCCCAGATTGAAGCAGCAATCTTTTCGTTCTTTTCTCTCTTTTCTTTGTTCTTATCATTCTTTTGATTCATTGCAGATTCCTCCCTTTCAAGGCTTGTAAGGCAAGTATAGCACAGAACACAGACCCTTTGTAGGGGTCTTTTTGTTTTTGCGGCGGAATTTTTGAGATTGTGCATAGAGAGCAAGATTAAGACTTGTGCAAATCACTTCACTTTCTTTATCGGTCTGCCATTAGGAAGCTGCGGTGACTTGATAGCCTGTTCCCATGTCATTCCTTTCTTCTTCACTCTATAAGTGACGGTAGGGACAAGCAGCCCGTATTGTTCACACCATTCTGACAAAAATTTTGTTTCTCCATCCATCGTAATTGTCATGCCGTGTTTTTTGCAAAATTCGGGTCTGTTGAACTCGCTTCGTGGACGCTGATTTGTCATCTGTTCTTTCATTGTCGCCCATCGACAGTTTTCGGGACAGTAATTACCGTCATTGTTAATTCGGTCAATGCTTAACTCGTCACTATATCCATGAGATAATGCCCAATCTTGAAATGCCTTGTAATCGTCAATCCATTCATCGCAAATAGAAATTCCTCTTGCACCATAATATTTATAAGCAATCGACTTGGGATTATAGCATCTCTGGTGCATACCATACCAAATATTAGCGATTCGATGATTTACGCATCCGTATATTTTTGATTCCATCTTTCTTGCAACGCAATTAACGCCGCAAGACTTTGCCGTGCCACCTGACAGCTCTACTGCCCGAACATTTTTGATGTTCCCGCAGTCGCACTTACAAGGGAATGTGCGGTTTTTCTTGTTATATGCGCCGATGATTTCAAGATGCCCAAATCTGCGACCAATCCAATCTTTGGAATCGTATTTTCCATGATTAAAATTGCAAGGGCATTTTTCGGCAATGCCATCAACTACTTTCTTCCCAGAGCGTTGCGACTTCTTGTGGCATCTAGTGCATTCACAAAGCCAACCATTTCCGCCTAAGATTTCAAGCACTTTCCAAGTGCCAAACACCTGTCCAACATATTTTTCGTCATGGTATGGGTACAGACGCGAATATGTTTTTTGAGCATCGGCTTCTTTTTGTTTTTTTCGGATTTTTTCACGTTCTTCTCTTGCGGCTGCGATTCTTGCGAGTTTGACCGCTTTGCGTTCTTCTTTCATACAAGCACAATGTCCAGAGTTTTTCCCAGTAACATAATCCTTGCCGTTACGGGTCGTTCTAATCGCCCCGCAATGAACGCATTTCAACGTCCATATTTGTTTTGCACTATTCCTCATATCATCTGCGGGCTGAACGTCAATAACTTCAAAATCTCCATACACTTTTCCGATTCTTTCTTTATAGAATCCATCGCACCATTTTTCAAGAGACCATTCAGATTTTCCCATGTAATCCTCCTTATATCGTTATTTTCTGATTCTATTATACCACTTTTTTAGTAGAAGTACAATGTTTATTACACTATATGTGGGGCTTCTTTTATGTGGCAAGGATGGATGAAGTGTTCACCCACCCCACCCCCGGCTCGTCCCATATGCCCCGCCGGTGGAGACCACAGCCCCCAGCGCACCCGGACGGCTTGCACATCACAGGCAGCAGGGCAAGCCGTGTCAGATGCAAGGCAGACCACGCAAGGCAAGGCACACACGCCCGGACGCTGGACACGCTGCACCGGTCTGCACTCGATACCAGACAGACCGCGCGGGGTGATCGGGACGGCGGCGGGTGCTGGAGGGCGGGCAACTCCTCTATCATGCGTATTGTGATAGCTCTATCACAGGCATGGTATATTGATAGCAATATGAACAAATATCACAAGGATATTTTGTTGTTTCTTGTGATAGTAAATTACTATCTATCTATTGACATACAACCCTATTGATAGTATAATAAAGGCACAAACAAGAACAAACCACATTGAACCAAAGCAGGAGGGCAAAACCATGAAAACCACATTAAAAGATATCCGTAACTATATTACCACCAACGCCGCAACCGACTTGACCAAAAAGAGCTTTTCGGAGATTGACGCTATTCGCGTTGCAGAATGCGGGTTTGATACCATCGCATACAGCACCGGTATTTATGGGGTTACGGGCGTACTAGTCAAGGGCAACACCACCGGCAAGCTGTATGCCGTCACCGCCCGCACGTCTGCACTGTTTCAGGTTATGTAATAGAGGGGTGCAAATTATGATTACTCTGGACTTTACCCAATGGGCTGCCCTCTGGTATGTGGGCGGCATGATCTCCGGCGCACTCGTTATGATCGCATTTCTCAACAGCTAATAAGGAGGGCTAAAAAATGACCACATTTGAAGAAAAGGTGAACGCATACCGCGAAAACAAGCGGTTAATTGAAGAGCTTGAAGCGATGAACGACGCTGTAAAGGCTGAAATAATCGACATGATGCACGGCGCGCCGGAGATGGTGCAGGGCACTGCAAAGGCCATTTACAAGGACGTGCAGAGCGTCCGACTTGATAGCAAACTACTCAAGACGCTGCACCCGGATGTTTACGCCGAGTGCAGCAGCAAAACCATCTACAAGCGGTTTAGCGTGGTATAAGGGGGTTATAATATGAGCATCAATCTTATTTCCCGTATCTTTTCGGACTATCACAAGGGCAAGAACAGCACCAACGGCCGCAAATACCGTTATACTATCGAATACAACCCGTTGTCAGCTATGCCGATCTGGGTTATACGTCAGCCGCTGACGGGCGGCAATTGGGATTTTGTGCAGCCGCTTCCCTCTAATCTCCAAATCACGCCGCTATACTCCGCCCGTTTGGGGCGTATGGTATACTAAGGGGGTGCACGCATGATATTTTCTTGTATTCTGTTCTTTTTCTGGTTTTTCTCAGCGTTGTTTAAGGCGTCTAAGTGACGCCACACGGATACTTTAGCGGGGCTGCACCGTAAAGCAACCCCACCCCAGCCCAAAAGGGCAAAAATATTTCTTGCAAGTCCTGTTTTTGGGGCTTGCAGTATGATATACTGTGAAAAAGGGCAAAAGCCCGGAAAAGAGGGAAAACCATGTTAAAAGACGTTTCTAGCAGTGCCGCCGCCCTGTATGATGGAGGATGGAGAAGCACAGACGCCGACCAGCTCCGCACGGAATACGACTTGACAAAGGAAGAAACGCAAGAGCTTTGCGCCGCCCTTGCAGACCTTGAAGAAAAAAATAAATGATATTCACCCCGCCCACGCTGGCGGGGCTTTTCTTTTGCCTTGCATCCGACACGGTGCAGGGCTTTTATTTTGCCCTGTTGCAATACAGCCCCATACAAGCGTTTACAGTGGCTTTTATATCATCTATGCAGTTATACCGCACACGACGCAAAACAACGTACAGGGCTTTACAGGGGCTTTTCCGGCTATTATACCCATTCTACCGCCGCAAATACCAGACCGATACAAACGGCTATGATACCGCCTGCGCCACGCCGGACGCTGTACAGGTCAGAACAACCGCCCTATTATAATAATGTATATAAGGAGGCAGGGGTGCGCACCTGTCGCAGACCATGCCAGCCCGGCGGAAACAGCGTCTCCACCCGTACAGGGTCAGCCTGTCACCCTCTACCCGACGGAGCAGCCCAGCAGCAGGGAGCGCGGCGGGCGGCGCGGAACCATTGGCGGCTCTCGCCGCATCTCTTTTTCGGGCTTTCGCCCGATAGCCAATAGAGGTCAGCAATAGTCGTAGCGTTCCGGCTGGAATAGTCGTAACAGCTTCTGGAATAGTCGTAGCCAATAGTCGTAGTTTCTCCGCTAAAATAGTCGTGGAATAGTCGTAAAGTCGTCAGACGACTACTGTTTGAAAGTCCTATATATAGTATAGTAACGAGCAGCCAGCTGATAGTCGCAGAGTAATAGTCGTAGCGTTTTCTGGCGAATCATCGTCAAATAGTCGTGTATTTTTTGTGTGAAATAGTCGTTCGCCTTTTAGAGAAAGAGAGGTGCGATAGTCGCTAAGTCGTCAGACATCCGCAAAAATCAGTATGTGTCTTGACACCTGTTAATTTTAATTCCCATCCCATTACCTTAAATTCTTTAACCATCGTACTTATTATAATAGTCGCAGATAATTACTCAATCTTTTTAGCTATTATTCCGCTGTAATAGTCGTACCATCCGATTCGGTTCGTTCTTCTCCGATTTATTTACCGACAACTACAATCATATCATACCAACCAACTAGGATTATCCATTCGGCAAATACTTCAATACTTTTAACTATCTAATAAGACTATCCGACTGGTCAGTCGCTTTCAATTTGCAATCAACCGCTCATATCACTATGCAACATTTATACATATTCAACCGACTACAAAATGAAGTCAATCCTCCATGTCTGGAATAGTCGTAGACCATCCACCAGTCCGAACCTCAAGCCAGTTCTCGCCTACGGTCTGCTCTGCTGGCTAACGGTGTAGCTTTTGGAGATAGAGGGTTGTAGGGGGAAAGAACCTTTACAGGCGATTGAACTCTGGTTCACTGTACTGCTGCTTCTCCTGTTCTCTGTCAATCCACATATCAGCAAAGGCCTTCCAGTTGGTGATAGGCTTTCCGTTCTTGGTCATCCAACCTGTTCCCTCATAGTAGTTCATAAACCTGCTGGCAAGCCTATTCTCACATCCAGCATCCAGAAAATACTCGCTCACATCCTCAAAGTCCGGCGTGATGGCGTTCCCATCGGGCGGGTCGCCCGCTTTCTTAATAACTTTTTTTCTTTTCTTTTCTTCTATATTAAGGAGGTGAACGATTGTTCCCCTCACAGGTGAAGCATCGTTCCCCTCAGAGGTGAATGATTGTTCACCTCCATTTTCGCTCTTTGACGATTCTTCCGGCACTTTGACGTATATCTTATCGGGCTTGTTCTTCCCTTCACGCTTGCGCTCGATCAACCCGGCTTCTTCTAGCTCTTTCAGAGACTTCTTGACCCATCGTTCCGTGAATCCAGTATCAGCAGCAAGGTCTTTGATGGGATACACGATGTATACTCGCCCTAGTTGGTCAGCAAACTTTCCGCTTCTGCTTGCCCTCTGTGACGACCGTGCACGATTGAACAGGTAAACGTAGACAATTTTCTCTGTTGGACTAACGTCAATAGTCGAGAGGAATCGAGGGTAGACCATGTACCCATTGACCTTTGTGTCGGCTGTCATGTATTCCATTTTCTCCTCCTGCAATAGTCGTAGACCTCTACAATGCGCTCACAGCCCCGTAGAGCAGTGCCAGATTTGTTTTCTGTGTTCAGTCGATAAGTTTTTGCTATCTGACGCTAAAAGCGTTTGTAGGGCTTCTGTGCGCGTATATGCAAAAGGCTGCCATTGCTGACAGCCCATGCACTTAGATTCCGTATTCGCTTTCAATGTCTCAAGACCACGTTGGACGAATGAACCAGATAGGTCACGCCGTCAATCTTTACTTGCAGCTGGTCGCCCTCGTAATCGTCCCAACTATTCAGCTTGCCCTCAACAATCGTTCCATCAGGCATTTTCAGCTGTGCCCATGAGTAGCTATACGTCAGGTCTACCACCTGTTTATTGCATCCAGCCATCAGCATAATAAGCGTAAGAGCGGACACGCATACGGTCAAAATCTTTTTCATAGTCGTTCTCCTTTCAATCCATCCAAGTATACTCTTGGAACCGTTGAATCTGCTTGTTAAACGTGATTGGAAGGTCGCCTATCTCGCCTTCCTTATTCTTGCTTAGCCGGAACAGGTACTTGTCGGGGTTGTCGCCGGACAGAAGGATGATTGCATCTGCATCCTGTTCAATCTGTCCGCTCTCTCGCAAGTCGGAGTTAGTAGGCGTTGCTCCGGGCTTGGATGGGTTTCGATTAAGCTGTGCAAGTGCCACCACGACAATGCCTGTGGTCTGTGCCAGTTCGTGCAGGGCAATGGATATGGCTGTAATGGCAGCATATCTGTCCTTTGCGCCTGTTTCGTGGATGAGTTGAAGATAGTCTACGAAGACGACCTGAGCCTTTTTACGGAGAGCCTGAGCCTTCATCCACGCCACGTTCTTTCCGGCAGCGGAGCGGATATATAAGGGCATCTTCATATTCTTTGCCTGTCCGTCAATCTCATTCAAGCTGACAGCCTTATTTTTCACCGTGTCCAGAGGGCAGTATATTTGATTAGCCATCAGACGTGCTCCCAGCTTGCGTTTGCTGGTTTCCAAGCTGAAATAGTACACGGTGTAGTTTTGCTTTGCCATGCTTGCTGCTATTTGCAATGACAGGGCTGTCTTGCCCGCAGACGGTCTGCCGCCGATGATGATGAAATCACCCGGAGAAATGTGCAGCGCTTCATCTAGCCGCTCTAGGCCTGTCTTGATGTACACAGGCTTCTCGTCCATGTGAAGCACATAGTCGTTCAGCACATCCTCGTATGTCCACGCATCTTCTTCCTCAGCTTTCAGGCTCATTGCTTCGCCCATCTGCTGGTAAATGTCTGATAGATCAGAATAGTCGGTAAGCTCGCTGGTCATCTGAAATGCCAGACCTTGCACACGAGTGAGTGCGGCTTGTTCTCTGATAAGCTGTGCCCAACGCTGCATCTGCTCCCTGTCAATTCGCACACACTCTGATTCACAGGTTTGTACACACGCCAAGAGCGTCTGCGCTACGTCTGGATGCTGCGTGTTTATCTCGACTATATCTATTTTACCCCTAGCCGTCCAATAGCCCTGAACAGCTGCAAAAGCGTCTCTCAGCTCAGGTCTGAACAAGTCAAGTTCAAGGTCTGGTATGATTTCATCCACAACGACCGGCTTGCAGAGCATCAGCGCACCGATAAATACCGTTTGAGCGTCCATTGTCATAGTCTAGGAAACTCCATCTCCGTACTTTGCTCGTACTGGTCATCCTGTTTCAATGCGTAAATGTCCTGCCATCCGGCATAGATGCTCTGGTCGAGAATGGCTTTCCAGTCATGCCGATCAAACTTTTCCAGCTTGTTGCAGAGCATCTGTTTTGCCCGGTCTGTCATAGGCTTTTTGATTCTTGTACGCATCTGTGCGAACTCTCGCAGGGATTCCAGCAGGGCTTTATCGCCATGAGCAAAGTCGGAGAAGATGTCAGGTTTCTTCTTGACTGCGCTCTCCGGCAAGGTCTTGGCGTTCGTCTGACTGTCAGTTGATACTATGCGTTCATTGTCATTTGACTTTGAACTCATAGATGAGCTGGCTTTCATCTCATTTATGACATGAGGATGAGCTGACTTTCGTGTAGACCATCCTTTTGACGCAATATCGCTTCTTTTTGATTCTTCATCGAGCAGATGTTTAATCAAAATGAAACAAGATTCTGCTTTTTTTGAGTTCAAAGTTGCGTCTTTTTCTTCAAAAACGTATGCGCAGATTGCATCGTAGAGTTCCAGCTTCTCTTTACTTTTCAGTGTGGAGATGGCTTCGAAGTAGTATCGCTGAAATGTAAAGCTGTCTCGTTTTTTGTCCATACCTATCTCCCATTAAAACAGACACTCAGCGTCAGATTCACGCAGCCAGCCTTCGCCCGGAATGTTGACTATCTCATAATACTGCCGTGCGACGTAGATCGTTTTCTGCCCATCCTTAGCAATCAGACCAATAATCAGATAGCTGCCATGAGCCATAAAGAACCAAGGTTCGCTCTTGTAAGTCTCGCCCTTCATCCAGTTTTTCATCCTGTTCACGGCTTTTTCAATATCCTTATCTGGGCAGTCCGGGTTGTCGTACGAAAAGAAATCCTCAGGAAATTTAAGTTTTTTCACTTTCTAAACCCCTCTCTCGTTCTCATAATTCGTTTGTAACCTTCATGTAGCTTTGCACCTTTACGGTATACAGGTCGATTGCGCTTCTGCTTGATGTAACCACACTGCGTTTCGGACTGTCTGGTAGCATTTGCAAGCTGTTCAAGTGATGCAGCGCATCGGTTCATCGCTTCTGTTAACGCTTCAAATCCATCCATATTTAGTCCTCCGTAGGTGGTTCTGACATATTTGCCCCAGTGCGTCACTTGTGCGTACTTTTCGCCAAACTCGCTTTTCTCGAAATTGTAGTAGCCTTCGTAGGTATCAGCCCAGCATCGACCCTTCCAAACCGCCTCAAATACTTCTGGTTTGTCTCCAATAAGGGTTTTAAGGGTTTGAATTGAAACAAGCACCGCATTGTAATCGTTAGGTGGAAGCCCTTCTTTTTCAATGGAGTGCCAAATCACTTCGCTTTCACTCATATTGTCCTCCTACACCATCGGAAACGCCATCCAATGCGTCACCGTCACATCTTTCGGCAGTCTCTCGCCTATCTCATCCCAGAACTGACCGTCTGCGTAACAGCCGAGAAAGTACGCTGTCGGCGAGAATCCTTGCAACATTTTTCCATCTTTATCACGCCATGTTGTCTTGGTTGCAAGCAACAAAGGTTCCGTCCGCTCTCGCGGCGGTTCGCTTGCTGGATGCCAAAGGGTGTTAGCCATCTTTATCACCTCTTATATTTGACGCACAGCAGATAAAAGCCAATAGCAAAAGCAATCATATGCGCTAATGCTTCAATAGCCATTCCGTATATAGACGTTCCTCCAGCAATCATCCATGCAAAATACTCAAATGTGCAGACGTTAACAATAACCACCATTCCAACAAAAATTGAAAGCAAAGCGCCCATCAAAACGTCACTCATTGCTTTTTCTCCCTTCAATCTCCTTGCAAACCGCCTTGTAAAACGCATCCCACGTCTCATAGTCGCAGGAATCGACAAAGTCGAAACCTGCCCGCTTTTGTTCTGCAATGTCGCGTTCAAAACAATCAAGCGTCTTGTCGGTCAGCTCTGGCAGAAGCGAGATGATGTATCTGCATACAAGGCTAGGCATATATGACCGTCTGCCCAAACAGTAGCGGACAGCGCAGTTGCAGACAGCTCCAAAGTCGTCATTGGCGGGTTCAATCAAGCCTTTAGGCTTGTCATCTTGCAAATCATATATGGCGCAGTCAAGGACGGTTGCGATTCTGAAAAGCCACCTCTCTTTACATTTTCGTTTCCCGCACTCAATAGCCGATATGAAAGCGGCTGTCACGCCGATTCTGTTCGCAAGGTCTTTCTGCTTGACGTGCAGTTCAATCCTACGCTTCCTGATTTTCTCCCCTGCTGTCATTTTTCTTCTCCCATTCCTTGCATCCACGTTCGTCCCACACGAAGTTTGCAACGTGTTCTGACTGGTCGTTCACGCACACGCCCTCCGGCTCTGCGTACCATTTGCAAGAGCCACAGGACGGCTCAGATTTGTTCTTGCAGGATTCTGCTGTGCATCGGATGACCTTGCCAGAAGAGAACTGCTTGATGCCCATGCAAGAGCAATGTTCAGTGGTGCAGTAGAAGTTCATTCCTAACTCTTCCGGGTTGTGCATCATTAAGGCAAAACGGGCAAATTCCATGTGAAACGTACCAATGATACCTTTCACGCTTCTCGGCATTTCTCCGTTTTCTTAATTCGTCTTTGCTTAGTTTCTCCAGAAAAATCACCTTGTTTCACATTATCTACTATCCAGCCAATTCCGCATGGCTCAAGTTGGAATCCACATTTCTCAAGAATCCTTTTTGCTTCTCCGTCAATAAATTCAGGATGATTCCCAGCTTTTGTTTCCTTATAAATGCGGACAAGTTCTCGAAACGTGACAAGAGATGGAGTTTGAAAGCCTCTCACTTTAATCCCATCAGTCCATGACGTAAGTATCTTGTACAGCTTTTTCATCGTTTGCCACCTCTCTGTACTCCACGTCAATCCCTTTCGGCAAAGCCGTCTGATACTTCTGAGCCAACTGCTCTGCGCTCTGGGCATCACCCAACGGCTGTTCAGGCGGTGCAACGGTGACTTCCACGTTGTCACGCATGCCAAAATAGTTCTTGGCTCGGAAAATCCACTCTGCCGGGTTCTCCTGACCATACATCCCGTTGTATGCCCACATGGACTGCATTTGCAGAATCAGCTTCAGGATGTACTTCTGCTGCAAGCTATCGTCACGGCGTTTACCCGCCATAATCTGCTTAAGGCTCACCCATTCGATGCCCAGCACCAGAGCGATCCATTCCACCACAGGGGAGATTCTGGCTTCGATACAAGCGTCAAAAAAGAAGTCAAGGCGTTGCTGCACTTCAATCGGGTTGTTCATGTCCACGCTCGGAAGGTCGCCAAAATACTTGGCTGCAATCATGCCGATGACCTTCTTGTCCTCTTCATCGCCGATTCTTGACTGCAAATCGCCAGTGTTCATCATCTTCGACTTCTCGATTGCTAACTCCTGTTGTTCTTTCACCTTTTTACTCACCTGTGAGCGGATAGATTTCCGCTTGTTAAGCATCTGTTGTTTCTTCTTCTTTCGCTCTTTCTCACGCTTCGCGGCGGCTTCTTCTTTCGCCTTTTGCGCCCGCTTCTCACGCTTTTTCTTTTCAGCTTCGGTCAGCGGCGGTCTGCCACGACCACGCTTCGGGGGTGTTGCCAAGAGTTACCACCTCGCTTTACTCCTTTTCTACTTTTTCAAAAAGAAATTCAATTGGTTTTTCGTTTTCAATCACATTTCCGTATGCCACTCCAATTTTATAAATGTAATCATTTCTCAACTTTCTTGGAATTTCATAAACGTATTTGCGGAATACTTCTAAGGAATTTGCACGTTTATAGTGATTGCACATTCGACAAGCTGGCATCAAATTTGAAATATCGTTTGCATTTTTGTTATCCGTTTCCTGTGCCCTTAACGGTTTGAAGTGATCTACCTGCATATCCTTATAAGAAATTTCCCTGCCACAATACGCACAGCGTCCATTATATTTCTGATACACAACCTCACGGATTTTCTTATTGATTGCCATGTGTCATACCTCCTTGATGGGCTTCCAAACAGGGTATGCGCATGGATGTTTTGCAACGACATTCCACAACCACTTATATGGATAACCTACGCAATTGGACTTTGTAATCGGCCTAGCAATCGCCATCACATAGCCGTTTTCGTCTGCATTTTCTTTCTTAGGTGGTTGCTCGAATGTGCTTCTCCACAAACCCTCAAACCCGATTTCGCTATAAGAAACGGTTTCAAAATAGTGTGTAGCCATACCAAGTTCTTGCTCGATATCGCTACGGATGCTCTTGTCATCCTCGTCCGTTTCCGTTTCGAGAACAAGGTAAATCCGCTTTTTCATGTTTTCACCTCTTCATCTTCATTCCGATTACGCCCATCTTCTGTGCAATTATCCAGACTACACAGCGGCAATCCCACTGATTCCACCAAGCGCACTTTTCTTTCTCGCAGACGCACCGACCAAGCGGATTGCTGGTCATCTTCATCGGGCAGTAAAGTTCGTTGTCCATCATTTCCACCCCATCACAACAGCCGTACAAACAGCCAGACACACGTTGATAAACAGCCAGACAAGCATTGCCTGCCGTTCCTCAAACAGGCTGTTCGCCACGTTTTTGATTGTCCGTTCGGACTGAACCACTACCGCCAGCAAGACTAGGCAGACCAGCCAGCGAGTTGCAAATTCAAACATTGTTATCCTCCATCAAATCGTCCATGCTTAACTGACCATTTACGTTGTCATCTTCCATCCACCAGCGAAAAACGTCCACGCCGGTCTGCCAGTCGCACTGCAAACCTTTTACTTTTCTGATATTAAGCATTCGTTCAAACGCTGAGATGTACATTTTTTCGTAGGCAGGCCAGCGCATAAACTCGCGCTGTCTGCCCCCCCTACCAGCCATTGGACAACCGATGCAACCAACACGCTTCTGCCCTTCGCAATACAACGGATTGATAGGCAAGTGTTCGCTGTGCGTGTAGTCCCATACATCATCGTCAGACCAGTCCACGATAGGATTGACAGTCATCTTGCCCTTAAGGTTGCAGGTCTCGAACAGTTGCCGCTTTTCATCATTGTCGCCCATAAGAATGATGCGCTTTTCCTTGTCACGATGGCTAAACTCCATCGTTCCACGGTTTTTCTTTCTGTTTGTTGATTCAGCCCAGCGAACGCCGGTAGCGATAAATCTATCGCGGCCAGTATTTTCTTTGAGTACGGCACAGCAATACCGTACAAGTCTTGTTGGCGGCATCAGCTTTTGCGGAATCAGCGTCCACATGAACACAGGCTTGTCCTTGTAGTGCGGAATGACGATGGAGCATTTGATTCCACGCTCTTCCATCGCTTTGAACTGCTCACGAATGAAATAGACTGTCTCCGGCGCATCTGCTGTGGTATGGCTGTTGACCACCTCAAAGTTGATTCCAGCACGTTCAGCCAGCGCCACAAGCACCTGTGAATCCTTACCGCCAGAGTATGTGACCATGAGCGGTTTCTTGTACCGATGCTCGGATAGCCGTGCGGCGTCCTGCAACCGTGCGATCGCAAGCTGTTCCTTATCCATCAGCTCCACCTTTCTCTCAGCTCTTTTTCGACCTGTTCTGACTTTGCAGTGATGTAATCCGCAAACTCGTCAGGGGTCATGTCCTCTTCTTTGAACTTGCCGACCATCTCCCAGTACCTGTCACCAATGCGGATGATTTTCTGCACCTGTTCATCGGTCAGGTCTGCATCGCACCGAAGGTTCTGAATCAGTGCGCCCCACGTGGCGGAGACGCCATCCAGAGCCATGCGAAAGCCGTACAACTGGTTCTGCCGTGCAATTTTGCGGAGGTTGGCTGACATCGCCTGTTTGCCAGACGAGGGGCGGTTTCTGTGCTTATTCATCTGACTGCTCCTTTGCTTCAAGGCGAGAGAGCCAGCGGGCTTCTTTTTCATTTTCGATTTTGATAACCTTTTCCATGTACCTGTTATAAATTAAGATTCCATCTCTTTCGGCGGACTTACCAAACATGGTTAGGCAGACAAAAACATCCGCCATTTCTTCTTGTATATTTTCTAAACATTCCTCAACACTCTTCGGCGTCGGGTTCGCGCCATCCAGCGCACGGCGCAGCTTCAATGCAGCCTGTGCCAGTTCGGATGCTTCTTCTGCCAACTGCGCCAAGATTTCCGTCTTGGGCAGAATGTCTGAAACCTTCTTGCTCACTTCTGTTCTCCTTTTAGTCGATGTATCGCCACGCAACGATTGATTCGTTATGCAAGACATAATCGTTGTCGCACAAGAACCAGCGTTTATCGCCGTACCTTCTATAAGCAATATCTTGCTCTCCACTATCAAACTTGATCTCAACCGCTATCCCGCTTTGCGGTTGAGTAGTCATGTTGTTCCATTCGTTCTTGTTTCCGTTGTCTAGTTTTTCTTTGTTTGGCTCTAACCAGTCATTCAGTTCTTTCATGCAGGACGGACAAAGTTGAATCGGTTCTTCGCCTAGTCCAAAGCGGTTTTGTTCCGCCGTACAATCCAAGAACAAAATCGAATTTGCTGTTCCATAACACCCGTTTATGTCAGGCACTTTCCGATTAAAAATCTCACCGCACCTGTCGCACTTAAAGACAACACTCATTCTTTTATTCCCTCCATTCTTGAACCACAGTTTGGGCAATAATTAAAGTCTGATTCACGCTCATACGGCGAGAGTTTGTATTCTGCTCCGCACTTGTCGCACTCGATTGAGTTGTTTTCATGGTCGCAAATCCATTTTGCTTGTTGTTCCTGTTCTCCTTTCAGCCAGTCGTTCAGCTTTGCCATGCAAGAGGGGCAAAGAACGAACGACCTGTCCGGCGAACATTCATAGCCATGTTCTTTGATTTTCACTTTTCGGATTCCGTTCGTTTCGCCGTGCCACGAAAAACACTCGCCGCATCGGTCGCAAATCGCAACCTCAATTTCCATGCTTCAACCTCCCATTAGCGGGTCTGCGCACTCCCAACGGTAATCATCAAATCGGATTTCACGGTTTATAGTTGTTTCACCTTCAATGACTTCCATCTCCTGATTTACACATCCACTGCTTTCAAATCCATAGAATCTGAAATCTAACCTGTACTTTTTAGACATTTCTTCGTATGGCTCAGGTTCCATCGACCATGCAGCCATGACAGGAAGAACAAGAATTGCGTTGTCGCCATCAGCAATCTGTTCAGTGCAGAACTTTTCGACGAAGTTCTTCATAGTGCCCTCGATGTAAGCGGTGTCTTTCACGTTGATGTAGAACGTCTCATCATCGTAGGAAAGCAATGCTCCATCATGGATTTCCTTGTAGACCCACTCTCCATTCGGAAACTTGTTTTTATTGAAATAGGGGCGGTCATAAACAGTCACGCAATCCGTAAACCAGCGCACGATGTTTTCGGGATTTCCACGGACTTTGAGTTTTCCTTCACACCAATTTGGCATTTTCGTTCTCCAATCTCTTTAGCAGCCCATCCACGTCATACCGCCAATGGACACGCAGCCTTTTTGCTTTGACCTCTATCCCCTCTTGCTCTGCCCATTGCCAAGGGATGCTCTTCCGGCTCTCGTTGTAACGGAATGCCAAAACTTTGCTGGCAGAGATTGCAAAGGTGCGGTTGATCGCCCTGTAATTGACTATCACATGGGCGGTCTGACCGCCGTACCTCATTGCATCCACCATGTCAGTGATGTGCTTTTCTTTGCAGTATTTGTACTTTGCCTTGTCGTACTTGCCGAACACCTTTTCCAGAGGGATAGAGGGCGTTTCGATGGTTTTCAGTTCAAACAGGTGGTTCATCGGGTATCGGTACACAAGGAAGTCGCAGATGTTGTCGATGGAAAAGGACAGGTTCTCGTTGCCGCCGTAGTAGGTTGCAGCGCTGTCTTTCAGGCGGTAGCACCACGCATCGGACGGGACGGATGCTTTGAAGTCCGCTTCAAACTGCTTGCCGGTGTTCATTCGTTGTCCTCGATTTTTTTGGCTTCTCTGATACGCAGCCGAGCAAGTTCGCTATTTGCATATCGCAGTTGCCAGCTACCAAACCAGCCTTTGTGAACAAGCTTTCCGGCGCAGTAAACAAATTCCTGCTTCATCAAATCATCAAGAGAAATGATGTAACAGCCAGGCTTATACTTTCTTTTGCTCATTTTCGTTTTCCTTAGGAATTTTAGGAATCTGCATCCAGAACTTAACCGCTCCCCGCCTTTCTTCTTCGCCCCATCGGCCATTTCTAAACTCTCTTGCAGAAACGCAATTTTCAAAGCACCAGAAATCGTAGACGGTTAGATAAATTCCATCTTCGTCAGGTTGTTTATCTTTAACGCTTGTCCATGCAGTCGATGGGGCATTTTCAAGCTGTTCGGCAAGTGCCAAAACAAGGTCGGCAGCGCAGTCAAAGGCAATGCCTTTATCATATTCAGAGTAAATTCCGCTGTTCATAAGCGCTTTAGCTTCGGCTTTTTTACTGTTCCCGCTTTTCTTCCACCCTTCAATAATCGGTTCTACGTCAACAAGTCTCATCCTCGTTCACCTCTAAATTCACTTCCGAGAAACCGCTTCTTGCCTTTTTCCCGGTGCTTATCCTCGTAATCACGGTGGTACACGCTCTGGCTGTGGTTCAGCTCATACACGAATGCCTTGCGTTCCTCGAAGTCTTTCTTCTCTGCTTTGTACTTCTCGCAGGTGTCGTGGCAAGCTTGGTGGCGTGATGTGCAGTTGAGACAACAGGTAATCATTCTATCAACCCCACTGTTGGGCCATTGCTTTTGCAATGCCCGGAAAAGTTTTTGCCCGGTTCGCTTGTCGGTCTTTACCGCCATGATTGAACCAATTCCCGGCAACCTTCGTGCTTTCACATTGCTCAAGCGGAATTTCATCGGTTGGTTCAAGCTCCGGCAGACCTTTCAACCAAAGGCACGTTTTCTTTTTGAACGGATGTCCGAACTGGTACGGCTGAATGGTCTGCGTGTATTTTGGCAAGCAGTAGACGGATGACGGAATCGGATTCTCAACCGCAATCTTCGGAATATCAGTCCACAAGAAGTGCAAAAAGAAATCCTTTGCCATCAGTCCTTTACGCAACCGCTGTTCGTTTAAGACGCCTTTCGGGTAAAGGAATCGTGCGCCAGCGTTCGACAGGTATGTGCAGGGCGGGTGTGCAATGAACAAGTCCCACTTGCCAACTTCATGCGTTATGCCGTCCATCGTCACGACTTGCCCCACCTCCAGAGCCTTGAGCGCATCGTCCAAGATGTGCCACTCAGGATGCCCACCAGACGGCTCCTGAATGTCGCAGGAGTAAGCTTCGTGACCTTTTGCCCGGAACGCTTTACAGACTTCCTGCGATTCCTCACAGGCAACTAAAACTTTCATCTTTTCAAACGCCCGTCCAGCCAGATAGCGCAGCTCTTATATAAGGTAGGCGGTTCGCCTTTTTTCCCGGTAGCGTAACCGTTAATCAAAAGGGAGCGAACCGTCGTCCTCAATCACAGAGAAGTCATCGTTCCCGCCCTGCGCGTAGCCGGAGCCAGCCCCACTAGCCAGCGTTTTCTTCGGTCTGACCTCATAGTCGCCGGAACGAATCTTGTCCACGCTGGTAAAGCGGTCAACGACCAGCTTCGTCTTGATGTTCCCATCGTTGCCCATGTACTCCTCCTCACGGAGAACAACGCCGACCAGCTTGCCACGCAGGGTCTTTTCATCGTTGTTGAACTTGTAGCCGGGATTGGACTGCTCCACAGCGGTGATAAAGCCCTTGAAGAACGGTAGCGCCTTTTCTTTGTAGCTCTTGATGGTCTTGCCGCCCCATGCCCATTCGCCCGGATTCAGCTTGCCGCGCTCGACAAGGGAAGCGGTCTGCTCACGCCAATAGCCCTTGAACTCGCCCTCTGCGACTTCCCACTCGATGTTCAAGCGCTCCTTTGCAGGTTCGTCCGTTGCCTTGCAGATACCGGCAACATAGCCGCCAACAGGCAGGTCACGGCGTTCGGTGGCTTCCTGTACGTCATTCCAGTTGATGTTCTTCATCTGTTACTCTCCTTTGTTATCCGGCTGAACCGGGATGTTGTAATATTCACGGATGGTCTTGTCTACGGCGGCGAGGTCGTTCTCGATCAGCGCATCGTTGAACATCCCAAGAGGGGTTTTCACTGTGTCCATTCCATCATTGCGAGTGCTGAACAGGTATCGTCCGTCCTGCACAACGGTTTTCAGAACGATGGTAAAATACCCTTCTACGCAGACCTTCTCGTCCAGCAGCTTGCCGATGGTCTTGAACTTCTCGCCACCGTCTCCGTCACGCTCGCTGTGGCCGAAAAAGTAGACAACCACATCGTCCGGCAGTTCCTTTGCCCGCATCAGCAAGGCGTTGAAGTTGGCTGCCATGTCGGTAAACTTCTGGTATCCAGCGACCTTTGCGTTCCGCATGAACTCGCCTGTCATAAGGTAGGTGGCATCGTCAATGACGATGGACTTACGCTTGGTGCTGTGGATTGCAGCATCAATCTTGCCGTAATCGTTGGTGATATAGGTTTTCATGTTGCTGCGGAACGGCAGCGGCTTGCCAAGCACGTTGATGACCGCCACATGTTCCGGGTCAAAGTTCCGAAGCGAAGCGGACTTACCGCTGCCGGAATGACCGTAGACCATTACTAATACTGCCATTTTTCTTTCCTTTCTTCGGCTTCATTAGGCTTCATTGTTCTTACTTTGGCTTAATACGGCTATACAAAAATCAACCAGCCATCAGCTCTGCCAACTGTGCGCGGAGGTCTTTCAACTCCGCTTCCCTGTCCTCGATTTCAGACCGCAAGTCCTCGATCTCAGCCATCCGGTCAGCTTCTTTGGATTCTGCCATCTGCTCGTTGGTCATAAAGTACACGCCGTCCTCCGGCTCGGTCACGCCGCCGAATCTGTCAAGGTTAATCATCTTTCGGCCTCCCCCTTTTGCGTTCTTCTTTGATTTGCAGTGCACTGTGCCACTGGTCTTTGTCAATCTCAATGGTAGACCACCGATGGTTACAGGCAAGGCACTTCTTGCGGCGAGTGATGCTGTCATAGTCAGGTCGGCTGTCAATCGTTGTAATGTTGTCGCTACCGCACACTGGGCATTTCACCGTACATCCCTCCACTTGTTGGTATGAGCGGGAATGCGGTTCAACTTCCCCATCCGTTCGTTATCTTCATGCTCTTTTTCCGAGCTCACTCCAAGCGCACACAAAACCAGAGCAGTAGCTAACAACATCAGCGAAACAAATGCCCATCCAAGCATCTGTACTGTAGTTTCGCAGCCATTTATTGTATCGCCACAGCTAACGGCTACGATTGCGGCGACGATACCAAGTATAGTAAGCACGTTTCCTTTTACGGTTTTCATTTTGTCCCTTCTTTCAGAATGATATCGAATAAAAATGGTTTGCTTGCATCGATCACGATTATTGCATTTATCGCTTCGGCTATTTTTGCAAGCGTATCAGCCTTAACGCCCGTCTTGTACGGCGCTTTATTCGGACTTGTTATGTTGTATATTGTTGGGGCTGAAACTCCGCTTCTGCAGATAAGCTCCGACGCCTTCATATCGCGTTCTTCAAGAGCGGCTTCCAGTGTCATGCCTTTTCCTCTGTGTTCTTTGATTCTCTGCCTCTGAAAATCCAACCGGTTGTCATCAAAGCGCCAACGCCTATTATGTACCATGTCACCTTAGCTCCGACCAAAAGCTCGATGTGATGTACCAGCCAGAAGTTCAGCAGAAACACTGCGAGAATAAACGCTAAGACAATGCCCCAGATCAGGGCGATTTCCACGAGTACTTTCATTTTTCTCCTTTCGTTTTTGAATGTTTTTCAGCCGTTCCTTCTCACGGCTGTGCCAGCGGATTTCTCGCTGACCGTAGTATTTACCATTCATAAGTCAGTTCTCCTGTCGCGAGCATCCTCGACACTTCGCCGTAATGCTTTCCCATCTTATCTGCAAGAGCTTGAACCTGACCTATGGATGGAATCTTTTTTTCTTCCAGTGCTTTCTCGTTTAAGGCTCGTTCTCTTCGTATGCTCTGATGTTCCGCAATACTTGCAAAGGCTGCATCTTTCGCGCAATCTTTGTGGTACTTTTGTGCCGCAGACATTTTAATCATTGGCTTACCGCACCATTGGCACACGGTTTTTACTGGAGTGAACCCACGTCCTGAACTCAATGCTTTACGTCTCGCGCGCTTTTGCTCGCACGAGACATCTCTTTTACATTGTGTGCAATATTTTTTGCGTGGGTTTACCCTACCCAAAAAAACTCCGCAGCGCTCGCAATATTTAATATCCATCTTCATTCGGTTTACCTGCCTTTTTGACTTCCCGGTTGTGCCGTTCAAAGCACTGGTTCAGCATCTTTTCCATCCACAGCACCTTGTTGGCTTCGTTCCGGGACACGCCCGCTGCCATTGCAAGCTTTAGTCTGCGCTTGCGGCTTTGCGCTTTACGAAATTCCATCACCAGCACTCACCGGCCTTATCCGTGATGAACTTCGGGACTTCATGACCTGTGGCAATGCACAGCGCAACTAGCTTTTCGATCCAGATGTCATACAGGCTTTCTTTTGGCATATAGCACTGGCCAACGCAAGGCTCCTTAAAATTTGTCCAGATCGTCAGGCCGACAGCACCATCCGTAACCGTCCATATCATACTGTAGCCTTCATTGCACAGGTTGTACAAAATGTCTCGTGCTCTGCTTTTGGCTTCGTTGATTTCAAAGGCATCCCAGCGTTTTTTGCTTTCCTCGTAGGCCTTTATCGCCTCGTCAATGGCGTGGTGCGCTTCGTCTGGGTGTTCAAGGTCTACATTTAAGGTGATGATCTGTTCCATACCACTCATTTTCCCTCTCTTTCCTTCAACAGCTCTTCTAGAGCTTCTTTTACCTTAGCTTCCGCATTTTTAGGCTCACGCTTACCGTTCAGGATTTTTCCCAAGTATTCCGGTGCGCATCCCATTTTTGCAGCAAGCTCTCTGATTTCGATGCTGTTAACGTGAAGCGTTCCCACAACATCGCCTGTCCACTTAGGAAGCAAATTTTTTCTCCTTTCTTGTTCTAGTACTTGAACTTTTTGAAAGAATATGATAATATTATGGTGTCAAGCAAAAACATTATCGAACGTTCTTCCATTTGTTCAAAGCCTTTAATTTGTTCTACCGATTGAACCCGGTAGCCTTATTAAAGCACAAGTAGTAGAACTTTTCAAGTGTTTTTGTTCAAGTGGTAGAACTTTGTCATCTTGTACAAACGCTGGAGGTATGTTTTGTGTTTTTTGACAATTTCGTAAGGCTATGTGAGCAAAAGGGAGTAAAGCCGTCTCGTGCTTTAACTGAAGCTGGCGTTCCGAAATCTGCTTATAGCTATTGGAGAACCGAAGCAAGTGCAGGAAACGATGCAAAGCCGACAAACCAAAACGCCGTAAAGCTTGCTCAGTACTTTGACGTTACTGTAGATTACCTTCTAACTGGCAACCAAAAAGAAAACCCGCCCCAGCAGCCGCAAAGTGAAGTTGATGCAGCAGTGGAGCGGATTAGAAGAAAACTTGAATCTATGCCGAAGGAACAGCGTGAAGCTCTGATGAACCTGATCGAGAAGATGTAACGTTTATGCCCGGTAAAATAAAAGAATCCCTTGTGCCGGGCTGGTATAGCTCTGCGCAAGGGTTTTTCTGTTATTCCAAGTCTAGTGCTTGTTCCGCTGCCGGAATCTTTTCAGGGTGTTCCAGCAGCCATGCAATAAATCGGTCAATCTTGGCTCTTTCCTGTTCACTCATTGTGGCATATCCTCCCGATCAGTAAAAATGAATGTTCATTTGATACGATTATACATCTTCTAGTTGTAAAGTCAATGTATTTTTAACAACTTTGTAAAAATCAATCGTTTTCTTCGCATCCATTACTTTGTATCAGGGAAACCAAAAATTGCAATGACAATGATTAAGAGCCACATTAAGTTTAAGTTACTCTTTGCTTTGTAACATTCCGTTGAGAATGGAACGAAAGGGGTTTTCAGGCAACTTGTCCAGAACATCTGCTTTGACAAGCGCGTTTGTGCTAATGCTATGCGAAACATTGTTTAGCTGCACAATGGCATCGTCTAAGTCTTTTACGGTTGCTCCACGCTGTTCCATTGACTGGAGGAAGGTTTTCACTTCTTCAAGAACGACAGGGTTCTCGACTTTATAGAATCCATTCGTAAAGTCCATCTTTTTCTCCTTTCACAGTTCCACAAGCTGCCCGTCAATGCGTTCGATGTTGTCTGCCGGGCCTCGCCCATCGTCTAAAGCGGCTATGGCGCGTTCCAGAACGTTTTTTGCTTCTTCATAAGCAGACTTATCAGCATCGTTGTTTGCAAGGTTGTAGACCAGTTTTAAAGCGGTCTGGCGGGCATAGGGAATGAGCATGGTGTCAATCTGGTTCATACACTAACCCTCCCACGGTTTCGGCGTTTTGTTTTCGTTCGGTTCAGATGCGGGCATTCCGTCAATGATAATCATGTTGTTACCTCCTGTTTTGATTGTTTTTTCGATGGTACAGTTATAACACAGGCTGCTGTTGGTTCTCCATAGCAGCTTTTTCCATTTTATGGCTTGTCGAATCCAGCCGTTTTGCCGGATTTTGTTGAAAGGGTGAGAATTTATGGATGAATATTTGGTAAGAACAGCCAAAGCATTAGAGATAGCTCGAATGCGTTCCGGTTTGAGCCAACAGAAGTTGGCAGCACGGATGGGCGTAAATCGTGGCACGGTAGCAAATTGGGAGCAAGGTCTGGCAGCAATTTCCCTGCCGATGGCTATGCGCTGGTTCACCTGCTGCGGCGTATCGGTGGCTCGATACATGGACGCTTGCATTCATCCAGGGCTACTGGAACACCTTGAAGATGACCTTTCCGATTTGGAGGAACGGCGAATTCTCATAGATGCTATGATGGAGTGTTCCTCATACGAAATAGATGCCTTGCTGTACATCCGGTACGGAGATCACGGTTCAGACCACATCGGTGTGCTGACGGAGATTCTAGCAAACCTCCACACGCCGTTGAAGGACAGGGTCGCTGTTTGCCGGATGGTGTCTGGTAGCTATGAGATAGCGCAGGCTACCGGAACAGACCCAGACCCGAACGGAACCGCCCCAAAGATGGAAATTCTCTATCAGGCACAGGACGCTGGAACGGAAGCAGCCATGAAGTCCAACGATTCTTATACCGTGAATCCCAATAATATAAGCGGCTGATTGTCGAATTATCGTTTTTTATGATGAACATCTTGTACACGTTCATCCACTTTTTGTACACCTATCGGGCAAATACGTTTTGTCATTCCGTCCCCCATAGGCTGTAAATCGACAACATTCGCGCGGAATAAATAACGGATTATCGTCAATTTGTTGTTTTCGATTGAGCGGCTCGTCAATCCGTCCCCCATAACACCGGGTTAAAAGTTTTTCGTCCACTTTTTGTACACCTATCCAGAATCCGTCCGCGTTTAATGTGACTAACGATGTACGGATTTTCTCCGGCTACAGTCTTATTTAGCAAATGCAGAGTTCAGTTATCCACAAACCGGAATGAGAAAATAAGGAAATTGTTGAAAATTATCGTCGTCGACTATTTAACGATGATATTTAACCTCTTGTTTATTTCTTGTTTAATATATAATAGGTAGACGGGGGACGAAATGACAAAGCATGGGGGACGTTTTGTCAAGTCATGGGGGACGAAATGACGAGGATACGGGGGACAAAAAGACAAGCCATGGGGGACGAAAACGGTTGACACGTCCCCCTACTTGTGGTATACTGTTTTCAGACCATTAAAGGAAGTGAGCAGATGCCAAAAATATCAGACAATAACCTTGTTGAGAAAAGCAAGTCCCTTGTATGGGCAAAGTTTAGGGACTACACAGCAGGAGAACTTCGTCTGCTAGAGGTTTACTTGTCAAGGATAAATCCGAGAGACCCAAGCAGTAGCCGTGTAGAGTTCACTTTGGCGGAATACAGGGAGCTTCTTGGACTGAAAAGCCTTGATGCAAGAAGGATTGAGCCGCAGATTAAGCACTTTTTAGGCAATACGGTTTCGATTCCTATTGACAAGGAGAAAGGAACGTTTGAAAGTTTTGTCTTATTCACGAGGGCAAAACTGGACTATGTACCAGAAACAAGATCTTACGTTGTGGCAATTACCTGCAACCCAGACCTTCGTTCCATCTTTTTCGACATTGCTGAAAGCGGATATGTTCGGTATCGGCTACGTTACACGTCAAGAATGAAGTCACAGTACAGCATCTTGCTTTATTCGATTCTTCGAGACTGGTTGAATATGGACAACAAACCGCATGAAATCAGCCTGAAGAAACTGAGAGAGCAACTTGGTGCGATGGAAGCCAGCTACGATGTTTACAAGAACCTTCGCAAGCGAGTGCTTGACGTTGCGGTGGACGAAATCAATGCTGTGTCTGACATTGTTGTGACCTACGAGCCAGTCCTTGTGGCGCGAAAGGCTGTGGCAGTCAAGTTTAAGCCAAAAATTAAAGCGTCTGAGACGTTGATTGAAGCGCAAGCAAGCGAAGTGTTGACCGAACCTCAAAAAGCCACCAGAAAGCCCCGCAGAAGCGGATACGAGGATTTTGACTGGTCTATGTGTGACGAACTAGAAAAGCAGGACTGCATTGACGTGGCGAAGGTAGTTGAGAAGTGGATGAAGAAAGAGCATCCCGAAATCAAGCTACCGAGACGCAGAGAAGCGGTCTATGACACGGTAAAGGCTGCATATAAGGACATTTTATCTTTGAGCAGAACACCGTTCCCGGACAGACCTGTTGGATATCTGATTAGAAGCGTGGACAAGGCGGGTGTCGTAGACAAGTATATGCCAGCGTTCTATCCCATCGAAGCGCTTAACGGAAAATAAAAGAAAGAGTGATAAAATGGCAAAAATTATAGCTGTCGCCAACCAGAAGGGCGGCACAGGAAAGACTACCACAAGCACCTGTCTGGCTGGTGCATTACAGTTACTTGGCAAGAAGGTCTTGCTGGTGGACTGCGATGCCCAATGCAACGCAACGGACACTTACGGCGCACAGACAGAGGACGTATGCACCTTGTTTGACGTAATGACCCGGCAGGGCACAGTAGAGGAAGGAATCCAGCACTGTGAAGCTGGGGATATTCTTCCGTCCGACAGCGCATTGAAGGACATTGACGAGCAGCTTGTCCGGGACATGGGCAAGAATTTCAGGTTGCGAGAAGCCCTTGAAAGCGTGTCTGAACAGTACGATTACATTGTGCTGGACACTCCCCCGCAGCTTGGTCTTGCGCTTGTGAACGCACTGATCGCCGCCAACAGCATTATCGTGCCCATCACAGCAGACCGATACGCACTGGCTGGTTTGAGTCAGCTCTCGCAGACCATCGGCGATGTTCGTAGATACTTTAATCCGACTTTGAAGATTGAAGGTCTGCTCCTGAACCAGTACAAGAGCCGTGAGAACCTGTCCAAAGAGGTTGTGGAGCAGCTTCCTGTGATTGCGCAGAGCATGGGAACAACCCTGCTGGACGTGAAGATTAGACCGTCTATGGGCGTTCGTAAGGCACAGGCAGAACGGCACAGCCTGTTTAGTGGCGACACGGCAAAGAGCACCAGCGCAGAGGATTTCAAGGCGTTGGCGCAACATATTGTCGGAGGTGAAGGCTGATGAAATCAACCAGCAAAAAATCCTCAGGTCTGCTTGGCGGGTTTGATTTTCAGCCTATTTTTTCGGAACAGACATTAAGCCGAAGTGAGCCAAAGGAAGAAGAAGTAAGCCAAGCAAAGCCGAACGAAGCCGAACAAGCACAGATTAAGCACAGTGAAGTCACAGACAGCCCTACACAGCCTAATGAAGCACAGTTAAGCAGTATTAAGCCGAAGCAAGCCAAAGACAGCGGAACACAGCCAAACAATGCCGTAGTAAGCGAAAGTAAGCCAAAGAAGCTGAAACAGGCGAAAGAAGTTCAACGTCTTATCGAACAAGGCGATGTTCCCGGCGCACTAGCAAAAGCTGGCTTGACAAAGAAAAAAATCCCGATGCCGGAATCGCATCAAGGCGTCGCAAGTGGTGATGGCAAGCGTTCCAAGCGAATTACCATCCTTATGAGCGAGGAAGAGCGCAAGTACATCAACCGTGAAGCAAGGCGACACGGTATGACAATTGGGCAGTTCGTGTACGCTCTGGCGGTTGCAGCGGCAGACGGGAAGATTGAGTTGGAAGATTTCTTGGAGGATTGACGATAAAAGTTAAGATTTAGGAGGAGAACCTATTATGAAAGTTATTGAGCTAATTAAAAAACTGAACGAGATTGGATATGATGAAAACACCGAATTAACTTTTAGTTGCTTCGATAGAGTTACAGGAGAGAATTGTTAAATTCCTTTTTATGAAATTGCATATGGTGTTGATCTTACCGGAGAACCATATAAGAACGACGTAATCGACATCAGCGTTGATGTTGATTCATGCACTCGGTATCTTGGGCTGAAAAAGGAGCAGGCTGTTGAGGATGTCGTAGATGAGATGCAGGATGTTCTTAACAAGTATGTACGAAAAATTATCTTTTGATAAAAACTAAGTTCTAAAGTTAAAATAGAAAACCCCTGTGCAGTCGCAACGGCCACACAGGGAGAAAGGAAGAATATGAGCGAAAAGAGTTTACTTGAAAGTCTGACTTGCAGAGAAAAAGAAAAATTTGCGGTTTGCTTTAGATGACAATGTTGTGGAACGATTGCTTGGGTAAAAGGCAAAAATATGAAGATAGAAGAAAAATTTATGGATAGAAAATTCATGGATGGAAGCTACGTTTGGATTTGCCCGATGTGCAAGTTTGGAATGGAAAGCATCACATTTGCGCCAGTCGAAAATATTTTTGACGAATAACAAAAACAAACCCCTGTGTAACCTCGATTGGTTGCACAGGGGTTTGTTTTACTTATCAGCAATGCAATCCCAGTAGAGATATGCCTTGCCATCTGCGGCATCTGCATCCTCAAGGAATGCCTTTGCCATGTCAGCGTAAAAGCCCGGAGTGTCAACGGACTGACGCTTTGCGACCTGACAATAATCCGAGTACATCATGTTCATAACAGCCCAGAAATCGTTCGGGTCACAGGTGATATTGCGCTGTTTCGCAACGTCCTGTGTCTGTTCCAACGTCCAGTGACAGCCCTTAGTACCGTCAGCATTCACCATGCTGTCGCACCATTCCTCCGCTTCATCGTGGGTGAGGTGCTGGCGTGGCATCTTGATGGAGCGGCTGTCAGCAACGCCACGTTCGTACTGCCCAGACCGCTTGTCCCAGTCACCGTTCTGTGAGAAGCCGATTTGTGGCATTCTGCGGCCATTCTCTACGTCAGGGTAGCGGGGGATAGGGTAGGGGTCGATGTAGCGGTTCTCCTCCTGCGGATAGTAGGGATAGCGGTCGTTGCCACCTTCCAGCTTACGCAGACGGCGTTCCATCTCACGCTCCCTGCGGTTACGCTCTTCCTCAAGGCGGTCACGTTCCGGCTCACGGTCTTTGTCGTGGTCACGGAGCATCATCATGCGGCGAAAATTGTTCTTGCCCATAATCTATACCTCCTCAAGAAATGGACGCAGGCGCACCAGCGTGGGAGCGGCAGAAGCAGCCAAGATACTTGAACGTGCCGGTGCCGGTCGCAGACGTTGCAACGCGGGTAGCGTAACGGGTGCGGGTGTGGATGCTCTCGGCGGTCGCCTGAGCGCAGTTGCAGTCGGTCAGAGGGTATGCGGTCGTACCTGCACCGATGGTAATGACCACAGGGGCGTTGATGGTGGTCGTGTCCGGCAAAGCCTGAGCAATGACCAGACAATACTTCTCTCCGTTCTGGTATGCGCCAGCAGGGATGTTGATGGTCAGCGTGTCATTGGCGAACGTCACCGACTGGCTCAAGACCAGATGGGGGCAGAGTTTGCAGCTTGTTTTGCAAGCCATAATGTTTTCCTCCTAAAAAATCAGGGGCAGAGGTGTCTTACCCCTGCCCCGATGGTTCACCCGGTGTTATCGGGGAGTGTGTAGGTTAGCAGCAGCCGCAGCAGTTCACGCCCACGTTGGGGTTTGCCACCTGATAAGCGGGAATCGGACGAGGATTGACCCGATTCAGGATGGTATCAGTCTGCTGGGACATCACGGTGGTCAGAAGCGCATTCTGCCGATCCTGAGAAGCGGCAAACTTGAGGTTCTGGTTCTCAGCGGTCAGAGTTGCGATCTTGTCCTGCGTGAAGTAGTCCATCATGCTGCGGAAGTTGGCGTTGCAGTTGTCCACGATGGCGCGGGCATTGTCTGCGATGGCCTGCCGGGTGGCACAGTCTTCCGTTGCGATGGTGTACTTCAGGTCGCCGATGAGCTGCTTGTTCTCGCAGCAGCAAGATGCCAGCTGCGTGGCAAGTGCGGTCTGACCGGCCTGCCGTGCGTTGCCCTCCTGCATGATGGCAAGGTTGATGGCGTTGTCGCCGTTGGACACGCTGCGTTCCAGACCGTTCATCAGCTGTGCGTTCTGGTAGCCAAGCTGACAGATGGCGCTGTTCACGCCAGCAAATCCGTTCGCAATGTTGGCGTTGATGCCATTGATCTGCGCCAGCTGGTCATAGCCCAGAGAGCAGATACCGCTCTGGATGCCCGCCAGAGAGCGGGAGGTATCCTGCTGATAAAAGCCCTCAGACAGAGCCGCGCGGGTGTCGTTGCCGCCCTGCCCGGTTGCGCCAGTGCCGACCAGATAGGGGATGTAGCTCGCCATACCGTTGTCGCTGCCGTTGCGCCCGTTGCCGTAGTTGCCCCAGCCGAAGATGATAGCGAGGATAATAACAGCCCAAAGACCCTCGTTGCCGAAGAATCCGCCGTTGTTATTGCCGCCGTCCTGCCCAGCCAGATAGCCAGTTGCAAAATCGTCCATAACAAAACTCCTTTCAGTTTTGCGTATGCTATCCCACCGCCGTATGCGATGGGCGAAGCCAAACAAATGCGGTTTTTGTCAAGTCCGCAAAACTGAGAAGCATTTCGCTTAGAGAGATGCTTATTTTAGGGTTGTTAAGTCAGCTCGGAGGGTTGCCTTTTTTATCTTTTGAGTCATCCCAATTTTTGCTGGCAGCACCGAAAATGAAGTCAAGCATTAAAGGAACCCATATTTTGTCATCGCCACACAGATTGTTGATGTCAAAATCTTTTTCGGAATGGCTGTTTTCAAAATCATCCATTGCAAAGTCTCCTCACTTCGGAAGCGTCAAATTCAGGGCGTTTGCCAGCTGGTTCAGGTCGATGCCACGCTCTTTGGCGAGGTTCTGCGCCATCGTCCGAAGCTGTGCTTCGTTCTTACCCTGAATCAGGTTCAAGCCCTGCATAATGGGGGCACTTTGCCCACCCAACTGCTGGATAAGCCCCATCGGGTTCTGCCCGGCACGAGCCAGATTTGCAAGCTGCATGATAGGGCTGTGAGTAATCATGTCAAACGGAGAGGACATCGCTTATTCTCCTTTCTTTGCTGCGGTAGCGGGCTTAGAAAAGCTCTTCTGCCACTTTTCCAGCTCATCCAGCCGATGCACAAGGGCGTTGTACTGCTCAATAGGCACATACTGCTGTGTCGGTGCAGCGGTCTGCTGTGCCTGTTGTGCTTGCATCTGCCGCCATGCTTCCGGGCTGTAAAACTCTAACACGTCAGATTCACAAGTGTTTGGATTCAAACGTTTGCAGTAGATGACGCCACTACGCAAATCCGGGCAATACGTCCATCTTCCGTACAGATCAGACGGTATCGCCAGAAATTCTTCCCTGCTGGAAACAGGTCTGCCAAGCAACCAGCCGCCGTCCTGTGCCGACTGCTGAACAGGCTGCTGCCCATTCATCGGCTGCGGACGCTGCGGTTGTGCCTGTTGCATCTGCGTATTTGGCAGGGGAGTGGCGAGCCCAACTGTACCCATGCCGCCGTAAGGATTGACAGGCTGCTGCGGAACGTAGGGCGCTCCGGGTGTCGGGTAATAGCTCATAATACATCCCTCCTTGTGCTCCCAGTGTACCGCATCGGCAAAAAACGAAGGACAACGAACGCACAACGAAGGACAAAAAAAGAAGAGCACCCACACGGCACAGGGCCGTATGAGCGCTCAAGCATTTGCACGCAACGCGTACAAAATTTTCAAAAAGGCCTTGACAATTACACGCAATGCGTGTATAATAAAGACAGTGAAAGACCCCGAACAAACACATGGAGGTAACAATTATGAAAAAGCTCACTGCTGACGAGTTTGCAACCAAGGTTATGGCCACCGGCACAGAAATCGAGTACGACAACGGCGTTTGGATGATCTACGCGCACCTGACCTATGATGGCGACGTCAAAACCTCTCATCTGGACGCTCGCGACCTGATGGTCACTACCAGCATCGAACTCTCCGATGAAGAGGGTGAGGCACTCATGAACGGCAATCTGGACGACGTTGAGAGACAGGCCGTAGTGGAAGACCTTTACCCGAAGTATCTTGAAGCTCTGGAAGATATGGAGTAAAGAAAATCTCCCCAGCCGATGTGCGTACATCGACCGGGGAGATTTAAGAAGGAGAAGACTATGTATACTACTGCTGAACTCTTTATTATGGCTGCTGACCCGGAAGCGTCCAGGGCAGCGTTCCTCAACAGCATCACTCTTAGCGTCCCGGATGACGCTTCCGGCTGCATCGACTTGGATGCCGAGAAGGCAAGGCTGTCCACCATCTGGGATTTAGCTCATCTTCCAATGCGTGAGCTGGTAGCCCGCACTGGTCTGTCGCAGACCGCTTTTGCAAAGCAGGCGGGCGTCCCGCGGCGCACCGTGCAGGACTGGTGCGGCGAAAAGCGTGCGTGCCCCACATACGTCAGATTCCTGTTGGCAGAGCATTATAATCTGCTATAACCTTAACCGGATGAAATCCGTGGGCTATATATAACCGAAAGGAAGGCTTACATTATGGATAAAATTAAAAAACCCTATCTCATCACGGAAGATGGCATGAGCCATTACGACGAATTTTGCACCGTATTGAGCGGAGAGCTCACCTCCATCCCGTCTCCGCTAATGCCTGACAGGAAGCCGATGGTCAACAGCAGCTTCCCCGAAGGCAGAGTTTACTCTGTGACCCTGCGAGAAAAGGGTGAACTCGGTGCAGAAGCCACCGTTCGCTTTGTCACCTACGAAGAAGCCAGTCAGTTCATGCACAACGTGTCCTGCCGCTGCAAGACGATAAAGGAAGCACTGGCACTGGCATAAAGAAAACCCCCGATGCTCCAAACGGAACACCGGGGGTTTTGTGCTGCCAAAACGGCAAAGTCTAAAATCAAGAGAGAAACTGCCCGCAGGCAATACCGCTCTTTACAAAGGCTATAGCCTTTCAAATATCCACCCTAATGAGCTTCTTCGAGAGGCCGTGTGGATTTGTTGGTTCAATTTTATCACACATCCAGCATTTTTTCAATGCCTTTCAGCCGGTAGCCTATCGCCGTCCGGCTGTAATGTGTCCGTGCTGCAATGTCCGGCAGCGGGAGCCGCTCAACGTACCGCAGTAAGGCTATCTTACGGTCTACCCTCCCAAGCGGTGCGCTTTTGATGGCTGCGGTCATCTGCTGTCGGTCAAGTCCTTGCAGCGCAGCGGGCAGCACTACACGAGCCGCCGCCACAGGCAGCACCGAGCCAGAAGGGCTGCGGCAGCTGTCCTGCATTGCGCTTATATACGCATTTTACCATATTAAGACCGCAAATTTGCATTTTTTTCTCAAATTTGAGCCTTAATACCCCGATTTTGTTGGTCTTAACAAAATCGCAGACCATTTTCGTGAGGTCACGAAAATGGTCTTGTGCAGCGAACATCTCGGTGACGTCACCGAGATGGTGGTATGTAGTGCTTGCCATGATATACTCCTTTCAGCGAGAAATAAGCGGGATAGCCCAGAATGGGAAGAAAATGCACCAGTATAAAAACCGGGTTTTGAGTTGAACTGCAAGATTTTCTTTTCCAATAGATTTGCAATCGCTTCTCCAAATAAAGAAGAAAGGCGTAAAAAGCAAAAGCTGTGCAAAAACAGCAACAGCTTCTGCAACAAAAAATGTTTTTAGATTCACGGCGCGCTCCTTACTTCTTTTCCAGCACCGCTTTCATGCGGTCGAAGAAAAACTGAATCACATTGCTCATGGTCTCCTCCATGATATCCTCCTTACAGTGTGTTTTCTTCAGAGTTCGCCTTGTCCTTCGCATCCAGTGCGTCGTAGTACGCCTGCGCCAGAGCCTCAACCTCTGCGATGTCGTCGGCGTCCAACAATCCGCTGTCCAGATGGGTGTACGCTTTGTCCAGCCAGTATGCCACATCACGCCCTGCGGCGATTTCCCTCTTGATGGAGCGCAGGGTCAGGTCATGCCGGGCTTTACTTTTGATAGCCATAGTCAGTCCTCCTTATGTGGTAGTCATGGACGCGATTGCGTCCTCAAGATTTTTGACGACGAGATTTACGTCCCGCTGGTAGTCCAGCTTGATGCCGGCGCCGTCGCCCGCCTGCACCACCGTGTCAGGGCCATACGCTGTGAGGGCTTTGTAGGCAGCGATTTCGTCAGGGGTGAGCGGGGTTTCGATGGGGGTGGCGAGAATTTTGTAAAGCACAACATTCTCGTTGAACCACGTCTTGAACTCGTCCGGTGTAGTGCAAATGCCTAAAGACCGGGATATGTTAAAAATACTTTCACCCGCCGATATAAGAAAACCGTTTTCAATGCCCTTGTTGTAGAAGTCAATAAACGTGTAAGCGATAAAACAATTACATGGGCCGCCACTCTCGATGGTTGTATTAACAGATCCTTGCCATGTAAGAATTTGATAGCTGTAGCTTTTACTTGCGTCCCACCAATTCGGGTCACGAGACACAATACAATGTTCAATGGCAGCCTTTCAAATCCTCTGCACCTTCACCCCTCTCTCCAAGTCCATCTCGTCGCACACCCACTGCTGGCCGCTTTGGTCAATGTAGTTGCCGCCAGAGGTGACAGGGATGCCGGGTAAGCCGTTGGGTGTGGGGAGCGTGAGAGTTTGTGTTTTGCCGTTTCCATCGCTCAAGGTCACCGCCACGCTCCCGCCGTCACCAGCGCTCACGATAGGCACAGGGGCATCCGGTGTGGGTGTGCCGGCCTGCGTGCTCCGACCGTACACGGTCAGGCCGCACAAGGGCGCAGCGAAAGCGTCGTCAACGCTGAGCGGGTTGCCTGTTTCACTGCCTATGAGGACGTTCTGCCTCACCTTTACTGCGCTGATAGCGTCACCTGTGGCTTTTGCGTCAGCGGCCTCGCCATCGTGGGTGAGGGTGGCGTCCAGTGCTACGGCAGGGCCGGGGTCACCTTTAGGGCCTTGCGGGCCGGTGTCACCCTTTTCACCTTGTGGCCCCTGTGCACCCTGCGGGCCACGCTCGCCTTGAATGCCCTGTGGGCCCTGTGCACCTCTCGGGCCTGTCTCGCCCTGCGGGCCAGTGGCACCCGCAGCACCCGTGGGGCCTTGAGGGCCTGTCTCACCCTGCGGGCCGACCGGGCCGATGGGGCCGGTGTCGCCCTTGTCACCTTTCTCGCCTTTGAAGTCACCGCTTGCGATGCCGTCCTTCAGCTTCCGCAGGCTGTCAGCGGCTTCCTGAGCGCTCTGGTCTGCATTGCCCGCACTGGTGGCAGATTGCTGCGCTGCCGTCTGTGCATCGGTCTTGGCCTGCTCTGCGGTGGCGGCATCGGTGTGCACGGCATCCACCAGCTGCTGCCATGCAGGGGTGCCCGGCTCCGGCTCTGTGCCGTCCTCCGTGCCGGAGTTGGCGCTGACACGATACCGCAGGTCTGCGCTGGTCATCACCTTTGCGCCGTCGCTGCCCTCAAAGGTGACGCACCCGCTCCCGGGCTGTGCGGTCACGCTGGCGGGCACGTCCACATAGCCGTCCACCACCAGCGAGGATGCCGGGTCTTTACCGTCCGGCACGTGCCAGAACGCCCGGATGGTCAGCCCTTCCCACTCGCCAGTGGCACTGACGGCAAGGCGATACACGCCCCGGTTCTTGGTGTAGCCAAAGCGCACCAGCTGCTCATAGCCCGGCACTTTGACGACGCCATTGGATGCGAGAGATACGCTTTGCTCGATCATAAATTACTCCTTGTTGATGGTGGGCTTCTTTTCTGCCAGTGCCTTTTTCATCATGCTGACGGCCTTTTCGATCACACTGTCCAACACTTCATCGGTAATGATGGGCTTGAGCCAGTCCGGCAGGGCGGAGCGGAGGGCTGCAAAGACCTGCGCCTTTTTCTTCGCGCCCTGACCGCTACCCATGATGCTGTCCTCAGCGATGGTCACAAGCTCCAGCGCCCACTGCTTGACGTACTGCTTGTAACCCAGCCGGATAGCACCAACGGCCAGCGCGGCAAAGCCGATGAACATCAGTACCAGTGCGATGGGTGCGGGGATAAAGTTAAACATTGCTTCCATGATTTGTTACTCCTTTCAGTAGGTAGTTGTTGATATCGGATTTGCTTTTTTGCATACCTTCGCGGTTATTGCCGGACAGCTGCGAGTCCAGAAGATTTTGCACGCCAACAAGGACGAGACGCATCTCTTCATCGAGGCCGTCAAAGCGGCGCAGGTCTCTTGCAAGGGCCTGTGCGTGCTGAAGCTGTCCCTGTTCCAGCACGCCAAGTCTTTTTTCGAGCGTATCCATTCGCTTGTTCTGCGCATCGTCGGGGGCCTGCGCCTTTTTGATGTATTTGTGGATGATGTCCAGCACCTTGTCGATGGTGATGGCCGCAGCGCACAGGCTGCCAAGGATGCCAAGCACCCACAGGAGAGCTTCTTTTTCGGTCATTTACCCTCCCGGAGACGGGTCAGACCCTTCTTGCTAATGATACCCGCATAGTCCTTGTATGCGTGGGACATGTCCACGTTGGTGACTTTGCCCGGAATGGCATCCACAACGCCCGGGATATGCGCCTTGCTGGTGTACTGCCACATGCCAAAGGGCCAGCCGGGAGCGGGCTTCTTCGTGCGGTAGGCAGCCAGCCACACATCGTAGGGCTTCAGCGCCGCGCCGCCAATGTACAGGAAGGTGTTGCCGAACCACAGGCCGGTGTAGAGCAGAGCATACACGCCCCAGCTTTCCACCGTGCTCAGCATGTAGGCCGTCAGGTCGGTCAGCGCGGCCTTGCCAAGCGGCTTCTGCACTTCGTCCTCGATGTCCACGGCCACCGGCAGCTCAAAGCTCCGGCCGGTGAGCAGCTTCTTGAAGTACGCCAGCTCCCTGTCGGCCTGCTCCCGGTTGACCGCCTTGAAGTAGCCATACACGCCGCAGGGGATGCCCAGCCGCTTGCACTCGCTGTAATTGCGGGCAAAATGCGGGTCAGTGTAGGGCGCACTGGGCCTGCCCGCTGCGCTGTTGCCCATGGCGCGAATCATTACACCGTCCACTTTCCCGCTTGCCTTGACCTTCTCCCAGTCGATCGTGCCCTGATACCGGGACACGTCCATGATTTCAGCCATAGCGTCCTCCTTACTGCGTAATTTCCTCAAAGCCGCTCTTGATAAGAATTGCCTTGACCTTCTCCTTCAGCAGGCGGGGGCAGCGCTCATACAGCGCCTTTGCATCCTCCATAGTCTCAGCAGACATAATCTCCTGTGCCCACAACATTGCCATCATAAATACCATCCTTTCTAATTTTTGCGTAATTTTATGCATAAACAATCTCGCTCATTTCAAGCAAGCATTGCTTGAGCATCTCGCTTTCTTTTTTCAGTGTCTTGTTTTCTTCCTGCAGCGCCGCCACCGTTTCCGGTAGCTTCTCCCGGGCTTCCTGCTTTTTGCGCGCCTCTTCCTGCGCAGCCAGCTCTTCGGCGGTGTAGCGGATGTACTTCTGGATTGGCACCTGTTCCACCCATTCCTCCTGTGCCTGTACTCCGGGGCGGTCAACGATCTTCTGCACGTCCTTGCCACCGTTCGGATACTCGGTCACGGTCTCCCAGTGCCACTGCTCCTCCACGCCCTCTACGGCGGGGTGGGTGACTTCTTCGGTGTCGTCGGTCAGGTAGCCCAGCGTCAGGTCGGGGTTTTCCACGACCGCGCCGGTCTCGTCAAGGATCTTCATTGTGTCACCTCCATGGGGGTCACATATTTGCCGATTCGCGAGTAAGATACTTTTCCGTCAGGACTTTCAGCCGACAGCATCCACTGTCCGCCGGTCTTGCCGGAGTCACTGCGGTTTACTTTTACGCATCCATTTTCGTCCAGCTGCATCGGGGGCACAAAGCTACCGTCGCTGCGCCGCAGGTGGAGTCTGATTTTGCAGGTTTTCCACTCTTCCGGGATGGCAAAGTGCAGACTGGTCGGGTGACCCTCACTGCCAAACTGCAATGTTGCCACAGTGTCAAATGTCACAGGGATCATCGTTCAAATCCTCCTTTCTCATGCCACGCGCTTCCAGATGTGCACATAGTATGCGGCGGGCTGCACGGTATAGCTGCGGCCGTAGATAGGATTCGAGCGAGAAGCATCAAATTGAATATTATATTGGCTTCCAGAAAGTCCAATGTAACCGCCATAACTAGTGCTCTTTTCACTAAAAGCCAGAGAACCCTTAGCGGAAAGTACGTTAGCATCACCACTAAAGGGAGACCCGCCTACGTCTGTTGATTTTGTTGTAAAGCTGCCTGTGATGTTCGGCAGTCCGGCCTCCACCGTGCTTCCCGCTGTGTAGCCTGTGCCAGCACCCATCAGCACGCGGTTAAATGCAATCTCCCGCCATGTACCTCCGAACAGTTCGGCGGGACTGGTAGTGCTAACTGTTTGAAAAATACTGCCCACGGGGTAGGCAGCCAAAGCACTGTCCGCAGAAAGTGTTCCGTCCGCATCGACCTTCAGACCGCTGCCCACCTTCACACCGCCCAGCGTGGTGGCGGTGGCAACGGGAAGCTTTATGTTTTTCAGCGCATCGCCAACAGCCTTTGCGTCGGCTGGAGCACCCTCGACGCTTAGCGTCTTATCGGTGCTTACGATGGCCGCAGCCCTGTCCGCTTCAGCTTTGGCAGAAGCGGCAGAGCTTCTCGCGCTCTTTGCGTCTGCGGATGCTGACTGTGCGTCTTTGGCTGCGCTGGAGGCGGCAGAATTTGCGCTAGATGCAGCCGAAACGGCTTCTTCTTTTGCGTTAATTGCGCCCGCAACGGTACTCAGCTCGTTTAAGGTGGATGCATTGATTGGCGTTCCTTCTTTTGTTGGCTCGTCATTTCGGATAAGAGTGACAATTTCGGATGTTCCATCCGACTTTACCATTGTCCACCGACCCGGATATTTCGCCACACGGTCTTCAAAAACCATATTGTCCATCTCCTGTCATGTATTCACCGGAAAACGTAACGTATGTTTTAGCAAGCGTTTCGATGTCAAACAAAATTTGCTCGATTTGATTCATCCTTGAAAAATCGAGTTTATTCATGCTTTCTGGCGTATCTGCAATAGCAGATGGGCCAGAGCATTTAGTGCGAATGGAGTTGATGTTAGAAAGCCAACGTGTTGCATCGGAGATTTTCATATATCCATCGACTGTCCAATCAGTCCGAACAGAAACAGACGCGCCAACAATGGATCCAAGCTCTTGAATGCCGGATTCAATGCGGTTAAAATCCGTATAGCTTAAAGCGCCCTTCATTCCGGCAAGCCATTCCGATTGTTCGGCTTTTGTCCACGTGCCTGTTCTCGCCTTTGCGGTAATTTCTTTCACGCGGTCAACATCTGGTTGCGTGCGGTCTGTAATCCAACGAGCCATAAATTATACTTCCTCAACTCTGTTTTGATACCCGATAGGCAAATTGCTCGGAACGGTAAACATGTAATGATAGCACTTGCGGCCATCGTTGCCAGAACCGATACAATCATAAAAAAATAATTCCTCTTTGTCATTAGAATCGCCAAGATGTGCTTTGTCCCAATACCCTGAAACAACAATAGAACGATAATAGATATCCCCAGCAGAAGGATTCATGCCAAAATATTCAAGATGTGTAACGGGAGTTCTCGTCCACTGCTGATACGGGCTGTAATCGTCTCCGACGGTAAAAAAAGGATTTCTCAAAAGTTCTTTTGCTGTAGGGAGCGGGCTTCCTTCTACGTTGCATCCATAACCCCAAATTTCGTTAATAAAACTACTGTTATCTGGAAATCCGTAGTATATTTCTTTTGCGGAAGGTAAAAATATACTGCGAGATAGAGTAGACACAGCAGAAGGTACGTAATTGTTAGAATCATTTTTTTTGAACGCTGGGGTATAATAAAAAGTAGTTTTGCCGATTTTTTTCTGCATGAAATCAGAAAAAGAATTTTTTATGTTTCCGTTCAATAAGGCATCAATACTGCTGGTCGAATACTCTGCGGGAGTTGTCATTTTACTATCCCACGCAATGTTTTCTGTTTTCGCGTCTTTAAGAGCAAGAAGTGTTCTCCCTTTGCCATTTAATTCCGGCTCGTAATTATGTTTTGAGACAAGAAAAGCAGTATAAACGCCAGCGACGGAGATGTAAACGGTATCGCCTTCTTTGAGGTTGGAAATCTCATCCGCAATCGTAGTAGCTTTGCAAGAAGCGGAAAGGCTCGCAACTGTAGCTGTAATCGTTGCATTTCCGCTGTGTAAATACGTGACGTTGCAGACAGATACGCCGCGTTCGTTCTTGATGACATTCAGCTCAACGATACCAGCAGGAGATGCATTCCAAACAATAACAGGGGAATCGGCAGATGCAGGGGTAAGCGTTGCAGTAAGCGTAATCGTGTCGGAAGGGTGCAAGTAAATCTCAGAAGCATTGATTTGTAACGAATCAACATCTTCAATCATATACCCGGTAACGGAGCCCTTGAAGCTGCCATTAAACGTGTAAGAAACGTCAGTAATCAACAAGTTAGAAGAATATCCGAACTGGTGATTGAGCTTGACAAAATCAAGAGCATCGTTGTGTGGGCTGGCGCGATAAGACAGGGTGGCTTTTCGACGGTTAGAAAGCACTTTATAGCTTTCAGTTAGAACATTTTTTGGCTGAGAGACGATGGAAGAAGAGATAAGCGCGTTGTTTACACTTTGCGTAACGCCATCGCCAGTAGCGCCATTCGGATATAATGACGAAGCTCCATTTAGAGAGTAAGAGATGTTTTTTAACTTATTAGAAAAAGTGATTTCCGGATACTGATAATCATTGATTTCAGTGATTTCATAAATGTCGGACTTGTTTTCAGGAAGGTACGGAACCCGGTCAATCCGAATCTCACCGTTTCTTGTCTGATACAAAGCCATACCGGCTGCGTTAGCAGAAAGCTGTAGAACATCAGCGTTTTTATACGAAGAATTTTCGTTGCTAAAATCAGTTGTATAGTCCTTCAAAGATTCGTTGATGTAATAGCTGATACCGGAAACATCAAGAAGTTCCAAAGCGTCATAACACATTTCGTATAAAGTTCCGCTTTTCCTTCCGGTGTATAGTGAATCGATTAAAAACGCCAAAGCATCGCGAGCTTCAAAGGAAGCGGTAATGCCATTAGAAGGAATACTCCAACTAGAAAGGTAAAACTTACCTCCGTTAATCCATTCAGTCTGTCCGTCCAAGTCCATGCCATACTTTACAAAAACAGCTTGGCGTTCATACAAATACTTATAGAGACCGTCAGGGTTGATAGGATTCCATTTTTGGTCGCTGTTATCAATGGAAAAAGAAATCGAATCCTTAGAAAGCTGGCCGGAAATTGGGTCGCGCTTTGATTTATGGGAATACGACAGAAGGTCTGTTTTGCTAAATCTCACACGCTGTCCAAATTCCACTTGCGAAATACGAGCTCTTCGGTTTGGAATACACCATTCAAGAATTTCAATAATAACCGAATCATAATTGGAAATTTCAAATTCAATTGAAGTTTCGACGGAATCGTTGTTGTCAATTTGCTTTTCCAAAAGAAGAGCGGTTCCTTTGTAAGCGGAGACTTTAAATGATTTTGCCCACTCATTTAAAATTTCAGACCAAACGATTGTCAGGCCCGGTATTTTTTCTTCGTGGATTTTACTAAAAGAAAATGTGATGGTTGGATGATTGAAGCTTGATACGCATTCACCGCTTACATAGCCGCATTCTTGATACGGTTCAGAATCCGGGACGATATCAAAGCTTCCATCTAAAACCAAAAAATTAGTTTCAGCAGTCGCATAATTTCCAGAAGTGGAAATGTCCAGATCAGTGATGGATGCCGCGTTACTAAACACGGTTTGCGAACCTGAACTTGCAATAGCGTCCGTTTGCGCCGCATCATCAGCTGCATGATAAGTAATCTGAATAAAAGTTTCTGGCACAAGCGTATTATTATATTGTGAAAGCCACTTATCGGACGGCTTCACAGACATATAAAATCACCACCTTTAGACCTCAACCAGGCTCAAAGAACAATCCGTCCAACCCATCACATTTCCGGTATTTGGGCCCCTTCGCCACATTCCGGCCGTTCGGTCGGAAACATACATCTGGCGTGTGGAATAAGAAGCTGTTGCTTGATTGTAAAATCGTACCGTGCAATAAAAGTTTCTAGTGAATGGGCCGATAACGGAAGCCCATTGTTTTGCGGTAAGGTAGTTCCACTTGAGAGCCACTTTTGCAACATCGTGCCGAACCACAGAGCCAACAACCTTGCCTTGCACGTTTCGGCCAGAATCAACGATAGTTGAAGTCGTTGCGCTATAAGAGGAAGGCTCTGGCAAATCTACGCCGTTTACTGATACAAGAGCTTGCATAATTCACCGTCCCTCCCTTAATAGCTATACACTTCTGTACCCATGATTTGCACGCCACGGTCAGCCTGCTGCTTTTCAACCGAAGCGGTAATCTGCTTTCCGTCAATGAACAGCCTGACTTCCTTACCACCGGTAATTTCGTCACCATAGCGTTGGAAGATATCAAGAAATGCATTGTAGCAGCCATCATGAACTGCGCTCCTCAAGTCAGATACGCTTACTCCACTTGTAGAAGAGCTTGGATAGTAGCTTCCAGTAGATGTCGTAGACCCGGTAGAAGAATCATATCCGCTTGTTCCGGGATAGCTGGAATAATCTTGGTTCACTGAAGAGCCAGACCCGCCTAAACTTGCAACAATACCAGCAATTGCGGCGGCGATTGCAATTCCGCCAGCAAGCATCAGCACACCCGTTGGGATTCCTAAACTTGTCAGGACACCACCAATCGATTCCAGCATGCCCATAAAAGCGCCGCCAATAGATGTGATTACCCCAGCAACGCCTGTTAAAATTTCAGGGAATTTACTAACGAGGCCTCCAAGTAATCCGTTGCTGATAGAAAAGCCTGCATTTGTAAGTGGAACTTTTAAGCTGGAAAATCCATTGTAAATTTTTTGCCCCAGCTGAGATACGCTTTTTACAATATCCCCAAAATTATTGGTAATGCCTTTCCAGATGTTTTTGCCAATTTGCAATGCAGAATCAAATAGCGTTCCGGCTGCTTTCTTTAGAACGTCAGACAGTTGAGAGACCAAGTTTTCTGCATACGTTTTTACCTCGGAACGATTTTGTTCTCCCATCGCCCGCCAAATAATAGCAGCAGCAGTTGTTCCGACCGTTTTCAAATCTCCGCTCTGCACAGCATTCCAAAGATTCTGCACTGTGCCGAAAAAGTCATTCTGCAAGCCGGAGTCAAGCTCCTGCCACTTGCTGTCCAGACCGTTGAAGAAACCATCAACGAAATTCGTTGCGGTGGTTGCGCCATAGTCAATCATCTCGTTGCCCTTCTGCTGAACAACGTTCGCCAGATTGGTCATAGCTTGTTCGACGTAAGGAAGTGCTGCAGTGATACCGTTTGCAAGGCCTTGGTCGATGTAGATGCCAAACTGTTCAAAAACTTTGGAAGGGGAGTGGATGCCGGTATCTGTCGTGAACTTATCCAGAATAGCCTTTGCAAGTCCGCCAACAGTTTTCTTTGCATTCTCAATTCCTTTGTTGATACCATCAATCAAGCCCTGAACGATGTTTTTGCCATAGTTCAAAAATTTTGCGGGGAGGTTTTTGATCGTATCAGCCAAACTGTTCCAAGCCTTATCCCAGTTTTCTTTGAATCCAGCCCACTTCTGGTTCCACCAATCGCCAACGCCAACAAACCACTGCTTTAAGCCTGCACTCGCTTGGTCAAGCGCCTGAATCGGATGCTGAACAAACCCAGGCAGGCTTTCCCATGCAGTCTGAAAGTTAGCGCTGAACCCTTGCCACTTTTCATTCCACCAATC